TCAAGATGGCGGGCGAGTGGCTCGCCGTCCTGGAGGACCAGCGCCTTGTCGGCGTTGCGAAGTTCAAAGCACCGAAGCCTTTAACGGTCGAACAGTTCCGCAAAGCGTACGATCTCCATCGCATTTCCGAGGCAGAGAGACTGGCCTGGTGGATGGACAAGCGCAAGCTATGGCTTTACCCGGTCGAGGAGATGTGGGCCTATCCGACTCCGATCGAGTATGATGTGCCGCCGGGAATACAGACTTTTCTCAAGGAAGTTGTCCTTCCCAGTCGGGAGAAACTCATAAAAGTTGAGCCGATTGAGAAGCTGCATCTCGAGGAGTTCAGGGCGGAGGGGATAGATGAGGATCTCAAACACCCCAAGGAGAGAAGACAGCAACTGATCGCTGATTTAAGATATTGCGGGAATTCGGCTTATCCACGACTGAAGGCCGGAAAGAAATGGGGAAATTGGACTCTTGACCTTGTCCTCCGTTACTTCGGAAAGATAGTTGATACGTTGAGGACAAAAATCGACCCGTCTTACTTCCCTGAGCCGCCTCCAGGAGACCCGAAATGGAAAACCAGTTGGTGGCAATGCTATAAGGAAGCCAAAGAAAAGGGCTACCTCAAGACGAAGCCTCAAGAGAAAGCCAGGCAAGCAGCCTTGGGCCTCGTCTACCGCGACGGCGAGATCCTCTTGATCAAGCGCAAGAACGAGCCTCGCGTTTGGAGCCCGCCCGGTGGCTTCCTTTCTGGCCGCGATCCCGTAACTGCGGCTTTGGAGGAAGTCCAGGAGGAGACCGGCGTGCTGGCCGATCCCGTGATGGACGAGCCGTGGCGGGAGATCACTGTCGGAGGAGTGCGCTTGCATTTGGTTCCCATGCGCTGGATCGAGGGCGAGGGCGAGCCTTTGGCGGAGGCCGACGAGGTTGGCTGGTTCGGGCTCGACGAGCTCCCGGAGCCGATCTCGCCTTCCCCCGAAGTCCTCCGCGCCGGCCAGGCCGTCGCGAAAGACGGGCTGGGCGAAGCGAAACTGAGGGAGGCGTTCGAGAAGCTCCCCGACGCCTTCGTTGTCGTTCCAGATTGGGCTTCCCTGACCGGGTCCGCGATTTACGGCAAGAACCGCAAGCCGCACGATATCGACATCGTCCTCCGGGCGGACGCGCCGTCCGGTTCGCTCCTCAAGCTGGAACGGGCCCTAAAAGAGGCGATAGGCGAAGGCTTGCCCGTGCAGTTCTCCCTCGAGCCCCAGGGTCCGACTTGGGCCTACTCGCCCCTTTACACCTTAGTTGCAGTGAAGAATCCGGAGTTCGAAATCAGATCATTGCCGGAGCCTGGGTTTGCCGAGCGGTTTTACAAAGCGGCTGTGCAGGAGGACATTTCTCAGATCAAGCCGCTGGAGCCGGTAGCTCATTACAAGGCGGCTGGAGAGTTCTACGGAGGAGAAGAGGAAGAACTTTGGGAGAAATGGGCCAGGCGGGCTGTCGAGCGTGGCGAAAAGATTTGTGTGCAGCCAAAAGCTGACGGTTTCAGGGTGCATCTTCATAAGAAAGGATCAGAGTTTGCAGTGTTCACCGAGAAGGGCCTCGAGCGCTCGGCCGTTTTCCCGGACTTCCCGAAGTTGATCGAAAAACTCCCTTGCCACGAATGCATCTTGGACGTGGAAGCGATGGCCTATAAAGATCCCGGATGGAAGCATCCCCAGAACCGGTGGGAGATGGCCTGGATCGGGTCCGCGAAGGAACCGCATGACGAACCAGTCACGTTCTGGGCGCACGACATCCTGTGGCTCGACGGGAGGAACGTCTCCGGCCTCCCTTACCTCGAACGGCTGAAGCTCCTCCGAAAGCTGATCGGCGACGGCGTGACGGCGGGCAAGTTGCGGATCGTGGTCATGCCCACCAAGATCGCGACCGGCAAGCGAGGGCTCTTGGAGGCGCTCGAATGGGCCGATTCGCAGCGGCAATGCAACTCCGAAGGGGCGATGTGCAAGTTCCTGTCCTTCAAGTACGACACCGGGGTTCTGGGCGGAGTCGTGAAGTACAAGACGGTTCCGGAGCTGGACACGTTGGCCATCGGTTGGCGCAAGGTCCCGGCGGGCAAGCCTCCGCACGTGCATTGGACCAGAGAGCAGGCTTTCAAGGAACTTCCCAAGTTGCTCGAGAAATCGAACACGTACATCTTCCGGTGCGCGCTCCGGAGCGAGGAAGACCCGAACCTGTGGCTCCCGCTGGAAGGGGACCACGAGCTTTCGGAGTCCGACCTCAAGCTGGATTGGGACGAGGAGAAGCAAACGTGGAAGGGAACGGACGATCCCAAATACTGGACCATGCTCCCGGGCTGGCCGGAGCGCAAGGCTGGAGAGCTGGCGTACGGCAACACGTACGCCTGCAAGGTGGAGGACCCGTCCTGGCTCAAGAAGGGCCTGGTGATCACGGTCCGGCCCGCGGAACTCAGGCCGTTCAAAGGCGAAGACGGGAAGTGGCACATCTCTTGGCAGCATCCTCTGTCGCCGAACCCCAAAGAACCCGGTTCGCCGGTCGGGAGCGTGGAAGCCGCCTTGCGCGCCTACAAGCTCGATCCGAAAGACTTCCAACCTTTGGCGTGGAGGAAGTGGAAGCTATGATCGAAAAGCAAAAGGGACCTTCGATCGAGTATCCACCCAAGCCTAATGAGGTTAAGCGATTTATAGTACAATCTCATGCGAGGGGTCGGAGCAATCACTGGGACTTCCGCTTCGCGCTTAACGACGTCGCGGAAGGTTGGACCGTGAACGCGAACGTGGAAGGCACGATCGAGATCCCCATCGTGACCCTGGCGCAACTCAAAGCCCTCCACGAGGACCAAAGGGCGTGGAAGGTGGACCTCGAGACCGGCAAGATCCTGCCCCGCAAAGTGAGGACCACCATCCGGGGCAAGACCAGGATCGTGGTGCGTCCCGGCAACCTGTTCGCGACTCCCAAGGCGGCCGTGATCCCCAAGGAATGGATGGACGTCGAGGGGCGGACTCCCTTCCCTCCCGACTGGCCGAAGACGGTTCTGGAGTGGTGGGACAAATGGCCTAACTACGTCAGGGCCGAACTCCGAAAGGCGGGCTGGGATCCGGAACGGGCCCGGGCGATCCTGGACGGGAAGGAGAAATGGGAAGTCAAGGAGGTTCCGGTCGGGGCCACGCGTGCCTTTCCAGGAGTTTTCTACAAGTTCGAGGACGGTTTGTACACGCCAGGCGCCCGTCGCCCGTGGTTCATGGAGTACCACATCGAGCAAAGCAGGTTCTTCCAAGGCAGGCTGTGTTTCCGCCTCGTGACGCGCGAAAAGGCCGAGAAATCCACGGCTTGGCAGGAGCTCGTGGCTTCCCGGTTCTTCATCGTGGACGGGCCAGGCGGGGCCAAGATCGTGAAGCAGGTCTTGCCGCCGGCCGAAGCGGAGGAGGAAGCCAAGCTTCCCGGTTTTTGGATGTTCCAGACTCCCGATCCTCTTGGAGAGATACATCCTTACGTCCTTTCGGAGGAAGCGATCGAAAAGAAATGGCTGCCTCCGAGGCCTGCGTCGGCCTTGCCGCAGAAGTTCCAGAAGGAAGCCCCGAAGGAACTGAGGTTCTGGACGATCGAGGACAAGGAAAAGGCCCTCGAGGCCAGGGAAAAGCTGGCGGAGTTCTTTGAGTCGGGAGCCAAAAAGTCCTTCCCGGTCGTGAAGTTGCGAAAAGGAGAGTTCAAACTTGTCGCCCAGCACTGGCGGGGTCCGGTCATCATCAGGTGGGGCCCGAGCGCTTCGCTTTACCATCTCCTGATCAAGGTCGGCTCCGATCGCTGGCTCATCGGCTTGGATAACGATCCCCGGATAAGGGAGGCGGTGGCCGGTTTCTCGGAGGACATGGACCTATGGCGGGAGCTCTGGGAGACGAAGGAGCGCCGGGACGTGGAACCCGGGACCGACCTCAACCCCACGAAGAACACGCCTTCCTGGATCGAGCTGGCCGACGAGGGATTGGTCGAGATCATGGAGCAAGAGGCGGGCTTTCTCAAGCTCAAGCTCGGGGGAAAGAAACTCGAGGGCCTTTGGGTCCTGACTGAAGAAGAACCCGGGGCCGGGATCTGGGCCTTCACGAAGGAGGAAGTCGCGCCCCTCGCCAAGGCCCTGAGGGCCGTCCTTCAACTCCACTCCTGGGAAGGCGGGAAGGAATACGACCTGCGGCTCGAGCGCCCCGAGGGCTGGATCTGGGAGTTCCACTTTAAGGAAGATCCGCGCGAGGTCGAGGACCAACTCGCTCCCGGTAACAAGTGCTACGACCTGACTTGGCTCGAGATAAAGGAGCCGGAGAAGCGGAAAGTGCAGGGAGTCTGGACCCGAGTCGAGCCGCTGGAGTCCGGCTCTGTCGTTTGGGAAGAATTCGTGCCGGATTCGATCAGGTTCGCCCTGACCGGGATGGGAGCCCTGTCTGGCACTTGGACCGCCTCCCTGCGGGAAGGCGGCTGGCTAATCGAAAAGCTCGTGGAGAAAAGCCTGCCCGTCGAGATCATAAGGAAGGACGCCAAGAAGCGGGTCGTGACCGGCATCGTGCTCGAACCGGGCACGAAGGATGCGCAGGGGGACATCATACCGGCGGAGGAGATCGAGAAGGCTGCATGGGATTTTTTGGCCAAGTGGAGATATACAGGACTGCACCATGAGGGCGAGCCCGATCCGCGCTTGCAGGTGGTGGAGAGCTGGATCGCCCCGGTCGAATTCAGTTTTCCCGAAAACAAGAAATTCGTGGTAAAGAAAGGGACGTGGCTCCTTTCGGTGAGGTGTCCGCCCGACGTTTGGGAGAAAGTCGAGAAAGGCGAGCTGAGGGGTTTCTCGATCCAGGGGATGGGCAAGCGAAAGCGGCTGGGTCGGTAGCGATCTTGACGGTTCCTTCGTTCAGGTGTAGAATTCCTTGAGGTGGTGGTTATGTACGTGTCGTTCCGTTCCTTTATCCGCAAACGGCACAACCGGGAAGATGAAATGGTTGTGAACGTGGCGACCCACGATATCAACTTCTGGAAGAGCGCTCTGGTGCCTTCCGACGATTCTCCGACCGTGGTCTGGGCGAGCACCTGCTCATCTAACTCTTATACTGGAGGTGAAGTGAGCCAATGGCTGATAGGTTCCGGAAGCTTTATGACGTGATCGTGATCGACCCGAGGGAAGAGCGGGTCCTGGCCCGCGAGACGGTATTCGGCGATGACGAGAAGGAAGCCCTCGTGGCGGCCGACATCAAGAGCGTCGCCGAGAAACACGGCTTGAGGATCAAGGACTTGTCCATCGGCGTGGTGGAGTTGTGCGACGTGAAAGTGCCCGAGGAGGAAGTCAAGAAGGTCAAGATCGTGGAGGACTGAATACTTGATGCTCGCAAACATGTTTTGTGAAAGGAGGGACCGTGCCTAAATGCCCCGGCGGCAAGATCCGCTCGCGAGGCAAAGGTCGCGGGCTAGGACGTGGGAAGGGCAAGGGTCCTATCGGAAGGCCGAATGGGTAGGGAGAGTCAGATCCGCGATAGGTGCCGGTAGAGCGGTCCGAGTTCTTGGCGGATCCTCCGTTCGATCTCCGGTTTGACGTTGTCCAGCGGCGGAGGCACCGGGCCCCTGACTTTCGCCGTCGCGGCGGTCATGGCTCCCTCGGGAATCGGTTCGCCGATGTGCGAGTAAATCGCTTCGACCCAGGCTTTGGGATCGAAAGCCCCGAGGTCCAGGATGAGGTCTTCCGACTTCATTTGGCTCAAGCAAGTTCGGTAATGCTGCTTTAATTTTTCTATGACCGTTTCCGGATCTTCTTCGGACGAGATTCCCGTCCGGTAACTGCGGTACTGGTCCAGCGGCGGCCTGACCGTGACGATGATCTTGGCTTCGGGAAACAGCGTCCGTATCAGGTCCAGGTGGAAGCACGAGATCGCCTTCCAGCCCCAGATGCGCTTCCTTTTGAGCAAGGTCCGGAAGAAGGTCCTGTAGGCTTCCAGTGCGGTTTCGCGCGGCGGCACGAGCCCGCCGGTCCATTCCGTCGCCAGGTTTTCGCCTTCGGCCAACCGTCCGTACAGTTCGCGGTCCCGATCCGCGAAGCTGTCGCGGAAGCGTTCCTGGCTGTTCCAGGATTCTGCCCAGTGGCGCTCGGCAAGCTCGAAGCCTCCGATTTCGCCCCAGATCCAGGCGTCCGGATGCGCGTTTATTATCCGCTGGACCAAAGTCGTTCCGGTTCTCGGTCCCGCGCCAGCGATGAAGACCGGCTTTTCTTTGGCTTGCATGTTCACGGTCAAAGGTTAAAGGCCCGAAAGCCTAACAGCAAGTCCGGACTGGGGAGCGTTGAGGCCAGCGTTTGAAACCTCTTCTCTTTGATATTCCCTTCTGTGAAAATCCTTGACTTGCCTTCCCACTATCCCTGACTATCAGGGTGCAATGAGGGAACCTGCGGAACTCAAGGAAGAAAAGGAAGACCGGGCGACACTGCTCACCGATTTAGTAGTGCCCCGGGTCGATCTGGTTCGCTTTCCCGCGAACCTCCGAGAGTTCCTGGTTCTCAAATCCAGAGAAGGAGGTGTTAGCATGGCCGACACTAATGAGGTTCTCGACCTTGACGAGGCCTTGAAGGAAGAAGATCAGGCCGCGCCCGAGGTCGGGAAGGAAGAGGAACAGGTCGTCTCCAATGAGGCCAAGGCTACCGTTCAGCTAACTGACGATGAAAAAGCTAAGCTCAAGGACGCCCTCGAAGCCTTGTACCCGCTACGCGAGAAGTTTCCGCGCATTGTGAACTTCTTGGGCAGTCTCCTGGGCTATCCCAAGGCTGTGGAGACCGCCCCCGCTTCGCCTTACCCCTCTGTTTATCCGTACCCCAGGCCTTACTACGGCTATCCCAGCATCCGGAAGGCGATCGAGGACAAGCTTTCCGATCTTCCCGACGAGGTGCGGGAGCAGGTCTTGAAGGCTTGGGACGCCGAGGTCGAAAAAGCTGAGAAGGCTTTGGCCGAGCAGCAGGAGAGGATGGAGGCTCTTGTCAAGGCGGCCAAGCAGGAGGCCGCGGAACTCCGGAAGGAGCTTGACGAGCACAAGCGCAAGCTCCGCGAACGCGAGTACGTCGAGCTCGCCAAGTCTGAGTTCTCTGGCCTTCCCGGCATGAAGCCTGAGGAACTGGGCCGGCTCTTGATGCGGGCCGAGGAGTCCCTTGGCGAGGAGGACTACAAGAAACTCACCGGGCTTCTCAAGACCGTCTCCAAGGTCATCAAGAGCTCCGCGCTGTTCGAGGAGTTGGGCTCCGCTTTGGCGGAGGACTCTCCCGAGCGGGAGCTCGAGACCAAGGCGGAAGAGCTCGCGAAGTCCGAGAACATCCCGCTGGAAGTCGCCAGGGGCGAAGTGTTGAAGCGCGACAAGGAGCTGTTTAGGCGGCTCCGCGGTAGAGGGGGTGGTCGCTGATGGCGCAGGCGTGGGAAGCTGGCCAAATTTTGGTGACGGGCGTCGCTGGCGCCGACCTGTCGGACAAGCAGTTCCGGTTCGTGCGCATCAGCGGCGACAATACGGTGAACGCGATCTCGGCCACCTCGCAGGCTCCCGCCGGGGTCCTGCAGAACGACCCCGAGAGCGGGGAGGCGGCCGCCGTGGCCATCGCCGGGATCTCGAAGGTCGTGGCCGGGGGCACCGTCACGGCCGGGAACGTCGTGACGTGCGACAACCAGGGCCGGGTCGTTGACGCGACTTCGGGCGGCTATGAGGTCGGGATCGCTTGGACCGGCGCGTCGAACGCGGGGGAACTGTGCACCATCCAGATCCTCCCGTCCGGCGTACAGGCTTCTTGAAGGAGGTGAGACGGAATGGCGCAGCCTACTAGCAGCCAAGTGCACGTGGACACCGCCCTGACGAACATCGCCATCGCCTACAAGCAGTCCGTGGACAAGCTGATCGCCGACAAGGTCTTCCCAGTCGTGCCGGTGTCCAAGCAGTCCGACAAGATCTTCAAGTTTGACAAGGACTATTGGATGCAGGTCAAGGCCGGCATCCGGGCGCCGGGCACCGAGTCCAAGGGCGGCGGCTTCGAGATCTCCTCCAGCCAGACCTACTTCTGTGACATCCACGCCTTCCACGTGGACCTCGCCGACGCGACTGTGAAGAACGCCGACATAGACGACCTCGAGCGCCAGGTCACGGAGTTCGTGATGTGGCAGCTCCTCCTCGAGCGCGAGGCGGACTGGGTCTCGAATTTCTTCGACGACACCGGGAAGACTCCCGGGTCCGACTTCTGGACCGTGAAGACCCACGCTTCTTCGGGAGGGGACTATCTCCTGTGGACCAACGCCAGCTCCGACCCGGTCGAGGAGATCCTCGAACTCTGCGACGAGGTCGCCAAGAACACGGGCTTCCGTCCGAACATCTTGGTCCTTTCTCCGCCCGCGTTCCGGGCCCTGAAGATGCACTCCAAGATCCAGGCCCAGGTGGTCTACACGCCAACCGCCAAGACCGACGTCAAGGGCCTGGTGACGCCGGAAATGCTCGCCGAGCTGTTCGAGCTCGACAAGGTCCTCGTGGGCTACACCGCGCAGGCGACGCACGCCGAAGGGGCGGCCAGCTCCTCGTATTCCTTCGTGTTCGGGGACGACGCCCTCCTGGTGTACGCCCCGCCGAATCCGGGCCTTTTGATCCCGACCGGCGGCTACATCTTCGAGTGGACCGGGTACAACTCGGGCTACTCCGTGGCCGTGTCCTCGTTCTACATGGACCACCTCAAGGCGACCCGGATCGAGGGCGAGATGGCGTACGACGCCAAGATCATGGCTCCGGACTTGGGAGTGTTCTTGAAGAACTGTGGATCCAAAAGCTGATGACGCCATGATAGGGGTCCATCTCAAGGACTGGGACATCGAGGTCGGTATCCAGGTATAATCCTCCAGGGCGGGACTGAACCGAAGAGTTCCGCCCTGGAGGTGACAACATGAGGTACCGCTTCACGGTCAGAAAGACCGTAGGGAAGAAAACGTACGGACCGGGAGAAGAAGCCGACGTGGGCGAGATCCTTTCTGCGATGCCGCACCTGGCTTGGCGGGGCCACGTGGTGCCGGTGGAAGCCGCGAGTCCCGACTACTACGTCCTTTACAGGTCGCTGACCACCGGCGCTAATTGGTACGTCGCCGGGCAGATACTCGACGCCGAGGACGTCGAGCCGGAATGGATCAAAGTGGGCTACGCGGGCCCTGTGTCGGAGAGGACCGTGATGAACGCCTATGCTTGCGAGCAAGAGAACTGCAACGCGGTGTTCGTCACCAAAGAGGCCCGCCAGAAGCACAAAGAGATCACCGGCCACAAGCGCAAGTACTCGCCGCGTCGGAGGAAAGCGAGGACGAAAGCATGACCTGGACCTACGGGGGCAACCCGGCCGCTTCGGTGATCGACGCCATCCGGCTCGAGATAGGGGACACGATAGAGGACGAGCAGCTCCTTCAAGACGAGGAGCTCGAGTACTTCTACGAAGAAGAAGGCTCGGTTCTCGGGGCGGCGGCCCGGGCTTGCGAGGCCATCGCGGCCAAGTTCGCCCGGGAGGCGGACCTGAAAGTCGGGGACCTCTCGCTCTCGGCCTCCCAAAAGGCCGAGCACTACAGGGAGAAAGCGAAAGCCCTGCGGGAACGCGCCCAGAAGAAAGGGTCCACGCTCGGGAAGCTGACGGCTTCCGCGATCAAGACTGACAAGTATTTCCTGAGGGACATGTTCAAGTATGACGGGAGGAGGACGGGATGACGGAGATAATCATTTCGGTGATCGGATCCCTTATGGTCGCGCTCTACATAGCGCTTTTGCAGCAATTGTTCACCGTCAAGCGGGAGATCACCAAAATGAGGTTCTGGTTGTTCGGGAACGGGAACCCGTCGGAACCGACCGGGCCTCTGTTCTTCAGGCTCCAAGAGCTGTCGGACCAATTGAAGGAACACTCGCGCAGGCTAGAAAGCATCGAGGAGGACCTTCGTGCCGCTCTCCCAAAGAGTCAATGAAGCGCTTGACCACCTCAAGGTGCGGGTCGGGAAGGAGGTCACTTACAAGCGCTTCAAGGGCTACGAGTACGACCCGACCTCGGGGACGGTTCCCGCGTTCTGGGAAACTCCCACGTTCCGGGCGGTCGTGGGAGGGGTGTCGCACGACCTCATCGCGATCTCGGGGGGCCTCCTGACGTCGGGCGATAGGGCGATCTATTTCCCGAAGTCGGCCTTCACGAAGCAGGAGGGAGAAACCTCTGATCCGCGGCCGGGGCCCGGCGATATCGTCGTCATCGATGGCGAGGAGTGGGGGACGGACCTCGGTGACGGCAAGGCCTTGTGGAACTTGGACCCGACGGGGACCATGTTCACGGTCTACCTGAGGAGAAGAAGTGGCTAGGATCGTCTGGAATCCCGGATCCTTGCTCAGCGAAGTCAAGACCAAGGCCGCGCAGAAGATGTACCAGACGGTGACGGTCCTGGTTAACGAGGCCCGAAGGATCGTGCCTGTGAGGACGGGTTACCTTAGGAGCTCCTTGACGTGCGAGATCACGGCGGACGGGAGGACGGGGTTCTACGGCAGTTTCCGGCCATGGGCTGGTGAGGAATCAGTTTCATACGCGATCCACGTCGAGTGCGGGACTCGCCGTATGTCTCCCAAGCCCTATCTCCGTCCGCCCCTCGAAACCAAACGGGAGGAGATCAAGCGAATATGGAGTGGTTAACTTTCAAGGTGATAGAACGGGAACCGGCTTTCCGAGGCCAGGTCTTCGTCAAGGGCCTGGCGGTCCGGGAGGACGAGATCTCGCTCCTGGAAGAGCTCGCCGAAGGGCGGGCCCGGCTCGTCCTGAAAGGTGGGAAGACGTTCGAGCTCGCTGACGAGTTCGACGAGGCGGTGAGGAAGCTGAATGGCTAGCCTCGAGAAGGAACTGAAGGAAGCGATCTTCGACCTCCTGAAAAACGATCCCGACGTGTCGGCCATCGTGGGGACCAAGATCTTCGACACTCGGGTGCCTCCCGGCCCTTCGCCCCCTTGGGTGAGGTACTACATCGTGGCCGAGTCCGCGCTGAACGATTTCGCGGGCGCCTCTCCGGTGGGCTACCGGGTGCCGATCACGGTGGACTGCGCGGCCTCGGGCGAGGTCGCGACGGACGCCGAGACTCTCGCCGAGCACGTTTTCGATGCGCTGGACGGGGCGTCGGGGACCACGGCCGACTTCTCTTGGAAGGCCAAGAGGACCGCGGTGAGGAAGATCTACGATGACGGCGCGGGTGTGTGGATCGTGTCGGGGGATTATCTGTTCTTGGTCTCTCCAGTATGAGGGCGATTTTAGGGATGCTGAAAATCCTTGAACTGCTCCGCTCTTCTCAAGATAGTCTAACGAAGGCTTCGGCCTTCATTACAAACTAGGAGGTGTTAGGAAAATGGCAGAAATCTTCCGTGGTTTCGATGGCTACTGTATGGTAGGCGACAAAGTCATCGGGGGCCTGAACCACTGGACCATCACCATCACGGCCGAGACCCAGGAAGTGTCCGCGTTCAACCCGACCGCGGCCACGACCTGGGAGAAGCGGGCCCGGAAGTACGTCCCCGGCGCGATCGGCTGGACCGCCACGTTCGACGGCTTCTTCGACGCGACCGACGAGGGCCAGCAGGCGATCAAGGATGCCGTGGTGGAGGGCACCGAAGTTTCCCTGTACTTCCACCTCGACGGCGACCGTTACTACGCCGGAAAAGGGCTCCTCACCTCGGAGAACCCCGACGTGACCTGGGACGGCGTCGCGACCATAAGCTGGGACGTGCAGGGGACCGGTCCCCTCGAGAAGTACGGTTGGACGTGACGGCGAGCTAGGGCTACAATAGGACCGGCAGACACCCTGGCCCACCCTGGCTTTCTGCCTCCTTTCCGGGCGCGGCTCCTTGCGGGCCGCGCCTCGTTTTCCGTATAATGGCCGAGATGCTGGCGATACTGATGGGGACGCGTCCCGAAGTCATCAAGCTCGCCCCTGTGGTATGGGAACTCGAGCGGAGAGGAATCCCTCACGAGGTGTGGGCGGTCACCCAGCATTTCGAGCTCCTCGAGACCGCGCTGAAAGAGTTCCGGATCGAACCGGATTATCGGATCGAAGTTCCCCGTTCCGACTCTTCGCTTTTGAGCTTTTCGGAAGAGACCCTCGGCCGGCTCAAATTCCTGTTCAAGGCCCGCGGGCCGAGGGCGGTCATCGTGCAAGGCGATACCATCACGGCTTGGCTGGGAGCTTACGTCGCATTCCTCCGGAAGGTGCCCGTCTTCCACGTCGAGGCCGGGGTGAGGTCGCTTTGCCTGGCGGAGCCGTTTCCCGAGGAGGCCTTGCGCCGTTGGATAGACGAGGTCGCGGAAATCAAATTCTGCCCGACTAACCAGACCTGGATCAACCTATGGAACGAACATTTGGAGCACCACAGTTACCTCGTGGGGAACACGGGCATCGACGCCCTGAAGTGGGCGCTGGAAAAATCGGGTCCGGTTCCGGACAAACATCTGAAAATCGAGATCGATCTCCACCGGCGGGAACATTGGGGCAAGATCCCTTCCGTCATTCGGGCGTTGTCAGACCTGGCGCGGAACTTCCTGCGTTGGCGATTCTGTTTCGTGCTCCATCCTGCGGTGGCTTCCGATCTTCCTTCTTCGGCGCCTCCCAATTGCGAATTCCTCAAGCCGCTGTCCTACGCGAATTTCTGCCGGCTCCTCCGCGAAAGCCAGTTTTGCGTCACGGACTCGGGAGGAGTCCAGGAGGAAGCCGCTTACCTCGGGATCCCGTGCCTCGTAGCTCGGGATCATTGCGATAGGCCGGAGTCGATAAACGAAGGGATCGCGATCCAAGTCGGGAGCGACCCGGAAAACATCGCCAAGACCGCCGAAAAACTCATCAGGAACGAGGCGTGGAGGAAGAAGATGGCCAAGCCGTCCAAGGTCTTCGGGGACGGGACGGCGGCCAGGAAGATAGGCGAGATCCTGGAAGCGTGGGTGAAAGACTTCGAGAAAGGAGTGACGAAACGTGGAGAAAGTCGCTAAAGCGGGGCCGATCGTGCTTTTGCGCGAACAAACGACGGAAGGGGCGGTCCTCAATTTCATCGTCCTTTCGGGAGGGAGAGTCCTCCAAGTCTTTTCGCTCCGGGAGCGCCACCTGATCGGCCACCGGAGCGCGGTCGAGCTCCTCTCGGAGTTCGTGGAAGACTTGAAAGAAAAGGAGGGCATGTGAGGATCTGCTTCGGCATTTCGACGTACTCCTCGCTCCTCGAGCCTCGGATGGGCTCGGAGCGGGCCGTGATGGGAGCGGCCAAGGCCCTCGCCAAACGAGGCCACAAAGTGGACATCGTGCCCCTCCTGCACGACGCTCCCAAGGAAGGATGCGACGTTTACCACTGGTGGAACGCGGGAGGCCCCAAGGGGCCTCTCCTCGCGTTCGCCCGCTTCGCCCACGAGCTGGGCAAGCCTTGCGTGTGCACTCCGATCTACTGGCCGCCCACGCCCGGGTTTTACCGGCTCCTGGTCGAATGGAACGGGGAAGAGAAGGCCCTGGAATTCCTGCGGACCGTGTCGGCTTGGAACTCGTCTCTGGCCAAGGCCGTGGCTGAAACGGACTTCATGTGCCCCAATTCGGAGCGGGAAGGCGATCTGGTCCGGGCTTTGGTCCGTTCCGCGGAGAGGGAACCCCCGCCCGGCGAATGGGTCCCCAACGCGGTCGATCTTGACGAAATCGAGTCGGTCGAGCCGGTCCCGTGGGAAGAGAGGAACCTGATCGCTTGCGTGGCCCGGCTGGAACCGGCGAAAGGCCAGCACCGTCTCGCTTCGGCGTTCGGGGAATTCAGGAAAAAGCACCCCGAAGCCGGCCTGGTCTTGGCGGGCGAGATGCAGGACGGCTACCTTTGCCGTTACAGGAAGGCGTTTTATCAAGAGGGGATCAACCTGCCCGGCTTGCTCAAGCCTCTGAAGGTGATGGCGCTTTTGGCCGAGTCGAGGGTCCATGCCATGCTGTCCATGCACGACACGCCGGGACTGTCGCACCTGGAAGCCGCCGCCCTCGGTTGCGGGCTGGTGGTCTCGCTTCCGGACTACGGGACTTTCCGGGAATACTGGCCCAGGGAATGGCTGGTGGAAGTCGACCCGCTCGACGAGGGCTCGGTCTACGAAGGGCTGGAGCGGGCTTGGAGAAAACCTCCGCCCGAAGAGATGGCGGCTTTCACGCGGGAACGGTACAATTACGGCGTGGTCGCGGAGAAACTTGAGAAGATATACGATCGGTTACTTGGAGGTGGGTAATGGCAGTGAAAGATCCTGAGGTAGCCGCCGCCCTGGAGCGGGCCCGGCAGACCTATAAAACATTCCAGGTCGGGGAGGCCCGGCTCAAGTTCGGCCGTTTGACGCTCGAAGATAACATCGCGATTAAGGAAGAGACCGGCTTCGACTTGTTCGGCGAGTCCCTCGCCGCAGGAGAGGCGGGAGCGCCGAACGTCGCCCTCCGGCTTTCGCCCCAGGTCCAGCTCGCCGTCCTTTTCCGTTCCCTCAAGCGGTGCTATCCCGACATCACGAAACAAGAAGTCTCGGAGCTGTCGACTCTGATGCCTCTGAATGACATCCTCCGCGTCATCGTCTGGGCGTTGACGGGGACCGAGCCTCCGCCCCTGGAGGAGACGGAGGGAAAAGCAGGGTAGCGCCTCCTCGGAGGCGAGGCGTCCCGGTCCTCCGCTGGGACGTGTGGGCGCCCTTGATCCTCCACGCCTATCCGGGCTACCGGGTCGAGCACCTGTTGAAAGCGAACCTGTCCGAACTCATGTTGCTCCTTGGCGGCTTGGGATGGGTCGAGAAATGGAACCTGTTGCGCGAGCCCATGATCGACAAGCAAACCAGACGCAAGCTGAAAATCCCAGGCATTGTGGATTATTATTACCCAAGGAAGCCTTGATTCTCAGCATAGTTTGTTATAAGCTTACTCTGCACGAGTTGCAGGCTCCAAGCTGCGATTACTAAGGCGCCCACGCGGATAGAGCGAAGCAACCTGAGGTAGTGCGGGCTGCCCGAGTTCAGCAGGCGGCCTGCCCCTTACTTGTAGCCCCTTTCCGAAAATGCTTGAGCCGATCTCGCCTTCTTCCTTAAGCTGGCCTTGTGATGGCCGGCCAGCCTCTAGCTGAAGCGTATGTGCGCATCGGTCTGGACACCCGCGAGTTCGAAAGGGGACTAGCGGGCTCCAAAGCCGCTTTCGCAGCCACGGCCAATTCTATCCAGAACTCTGCTCGCCAACTTTCGGCCGGAGTGATGGCTGCTTTTGCCGGCATCGCCGCAGCTGCCGCTTCCTTGAAGAAAGTCACCCAAAGCGCTACCGAATTTGACCGGAGTATGCGCGAAGTCTGGACCCTCATGGACGTTTCCGAAAAAGAAATGCGCGAGCTGGCTAGCCGAGTCGAAGAACTCGGCGTGCGTTACGGCCAAACTGGCGCGAAATCTTTAAAGGCGTTCTACCAGATAGTCTCTGCATCATTTTCAGGCGCAGAAGGAATGAAAGTTCTGGACGTGGCCATGAAATCCGCCGTGGCTGGTATCACAGATGTCTACACTTCGGCTGACGCCTTGACTTCCATTTTGAATGCCTACCGAATGAGTGCGGATGAAGCTGAACATGTATCCGACGTGATGTTCCAGACCGTGAAACGCGGGAAAACGACTATGAGTGAACTGTCTGCTACTATCGGACGGCTCACCGGAATCGCCGCTCCTGCGGGAGTCTCGATTGAAGAATTGGGCGCAGCGATCGCGGCTTTAACTCGTGGAGGTCTCGCGACCGATGAAGCGGTTACAGCTTTAAGAGCGGCGATCGTGGAACTCCAGAAACCTTCGGAAGCCCTCCAAGCCATTATCCAGGATCTTGGCTATGAAACGGGAACTGCCGCGATAAAAGCGGAAGGATTTTTCCCTCTGCTCCGGAAGATAGCCGAAAAAGCTGAAGAAGCGGGAATTCCGCTAACAGATTTGTTCGGTAACATCAGATCGCTGACCGCAGTCCTTCCTTTGGCCGGTGACCAGGCGGAGGCGGTTGCTAAAGATCTTGAGGCCATGCGGAATGCGGCGGGCTCGACCGACAAAGCCTTCCAGAAAATGGCCGAGGGCGTTTCATTCCAGACGCAACAACTGTCCGCCGCATTCGATCAATTGTCTACTAAAATCGGAAGCTTGGTCATCCCAGTCTTTCTGGACTTGATGAACAACGTCCTCAACCCCTTTATCGACACTTTGCGATGGGCCGCAGAAGGACTCCAAAGCGTCATAAATGTGTCGGTTGAAGTCACAGGTCTTGAAGACGCCGAGGCCAGCTTCGCTGAATTCACCGCTGGATTGGAGAGGATGCTGACGACTGGGCTCCTGGCTTGGGCCATGAAGGCCTTCGGCGGAAAAGTCTCTCCCCTCGCGGGACGGATCGGTTTCTCCATTCCGCTGATTATCCAGTTCCTGACGGAGATCCGCTACGCGATCGAGAAACCTGAATTCGGCCCGCTCATTTCCGAGCTTTACAGGGCTCTGGAGGAAGCATTTCCGGGCGCTTTGATCGGGGGCTTGCTGTTCGGCTTGCCGGGAGCAGTTGCAGGAGCCGCGGTAAGCATTTTGATCCCGACCATCATTCGCTTCGAAACCGACGTCCAGGCGGCTTTGGAAGAGCAACGAGCTGAGTTAGGGAAAACGTTGGAGCAGGTTCTCACGTTGGAAGTCGAGATAGAGCCCAAGTTGCCTGAGGTGGAGGCGCTTCCTTTCACGCTCGTTGAGCTCGGCATCACGGACATGCTGAACCAGGTCAGGACTGCCATCACGGAGTGGACCCAAGGTCGCTTGTCTCTCCAAAAAGCGGCCAGTGAAGCCGCATCGATCGTGAGTCGGGCGATGGCAAACATGGGCTTGGAGTTCCGTGACTTGGTTCCGTGGTTGTACCAAGAGTTCAAAGAAGTCCCCGCGGCATTCTGGGAAGCTTGGCTGTCCGAGATGGGGACTTCGGTCGCGGAATTCACAACCCTTCTCGCGCAGCAGGCGAAAAAGGTGACTCCGAAGGTCGAAGTGGAGGCGCCGCCGATCACTTTGCCGGGATTCGCGGCGCCGGAAGCCCCGCAAGCTCCGATCACGTTGCCGGGGTTTGCTCCCGCTGAAGTTCCTTCGTTAATAGACATTATTCGCCAATATCAGGCAGCGCAAAGCCAGGCTACTTCTGCGGCCGAAGGGGCGGCGCAGAGCAGTGAACAAGCGTCGAACGCGGCCCAGAAGGCGGCCTCGGCTGTCGAAGTTTGGGCACGGCAGGTCAAAGCGGGGACTTTGTCCGTGGCCGATTTTCTCGACAAGGTACGGCAAGCAGCCCAAGCTCAGGGAGTCACGGCCGAGAAACTGATTGAGTATTACGCGGTAGTCGCCGAGTTGTACAACTGGTTCCAAGACCTTGGGGAAGCCCAGGCGGCATTCTTCGGTTCGTCCGAAAAAGCGAAAGCCGCGGCGGACTTGTTGGCGGACTTTCTTGGAATAGAGGTCGAGAAGCGGAGGCAGGCCACAGATGCGTTTACGAAAGAACTGGAGAAGATAACCCAACCCAGCGCCGAGGCGGCTCGAAAGCTGCTGGAACTCGCTCGAAACGCGACGCCAGAACAGTTGGTTCAGCTGAACCAGAAATTCCGGGCTCTACTACAGACGGGCAAGGAGCTCTACGAAGCCCAAAGCATTTACGGCGGTGCGACGGCACAAGTGACCGAGAACTTGCGTGCCTTTCTCCAGGTCCTCGGTTTCGGCCCGGCGAGAGTGGAAGACATCTTGGCCTCATTGGGCGTGCTCGAACAGGCGGGGCCCTCTCTCGCCGAGCAGTTGGAGAAACTGAGAGTCCCGACAGGAGCGACGGGCGCGGCCCTTGCATCCTTGGCGCGGCAAGCCGGCGGTGATTCATTAGCTCTAAAGGAAATTTACGACAAGGCACAGTCCCTGATTCAGTTGGCGCCCCAACTTATTAAGGCCTATGAATTTTTTGGGCTATCAACTGAAAAAGTCACCGAAAACTTAAAACAGTTCCTATCCAACTTGGGTTTGGCTCCTGAGAAAATCAACGACATTCTGGTAAGCCTGGGTCTGCTCAAGACCCCCTTGGAAGAATTCAAAGACAGGCTCGCAGCTTTACGAGAACCTTCCGCGGAAACCGGCCGGAAACTTGCGAGCTTGATTCCGGAAGCTTCCCAATTCCAAGGTGGTCTTGTCGAACTTTACGGAAAAACGCAAGCGCTCATTTCAGCAGCCAAAGAAGAGTATGAGGCTCGGAAGTTTTTCGGCTTGGCGACAGAACAACTTACTGAACAGCTTCGTGCATTCTTGAGCGAACTGGGCCTTGCGCCGGACCAGATCGACGACATCATCACGAAGATCGTAGGAGCCGGAGAAGATTTGACAAGAACGTTGAATGCGCTGGTCTCTCAAGCCGAGGCTCTCACTCTAGCGCAAGCTGACCAGGTGCTTGCTTTGCGGGAACAAGCCCTCGCCGTTTTGAGGTCGGGACAAGTCACTGACAAGGAGGGTAATGTCCGCGAAGCGACCATTGGAGAGCTTTTGGCCGCGGCAAGTGCAGTCCAGTCATTTTCTACGTGGCTGGATTCGGCTGTCACGACTCTGGAACGATTGATCACGAGCGGGGAAACAGAACTTCAACCTCTGTATGAACGCTTTAAACAACTTAAAGAAAGCATGGCTTTGGGTCCGACCTTCGAGGAACAACGGCGAGCGCTTCTGGAAAGCATCAAACTCCCTTCCGAAAGCGCAGGGCGAGAACTCCGACGCTTGGCTTTGGAAGGCGCCGGATCGGCTGAAGTCTTGGTGAAAGTCCATGCGAAAGCTCAGGACCTAATTTCGGTCGCGAAAGAACTCTACGAAGCCCAACGCTTTTTCGGCTTGTCGACAGAAGAGACGATTTCCAATCTAAGGAGTTTCCTTCTCGCTCTCAATCTCTCCGAACAAGACGTCGATGACATCGTTTCGGAAGTCACAGGAATCGCGAAGGACCTTTCATCGGTTTTCAGCTCGTTGGTTTCCCAGGCGGAAGCCTTCACCTTGGCCCAAGCCGATCAAGTGCTCGCTCTGAGAGAACAAGCGCTTGCGGTCTTGAAATCCGGGAAAGTAACTGATGAAGAAGGCAATGTTCGCGAGGCCACAATCAGCGAGCTCTTGGCCGCAACGAGTGCGATTCGGTCTTTTTCCTCGTGGCTAGATGCTGCTATCACAACCATTGAACAACTGATCACGTCAGGAGAAGAAAATCTTCGACCTTTGTATGAACAGTTCGTTCGGCTCAGAGACAGTATGGCGTTAGGACCCACTTTCGCGGATCGACTTAAAGCCACGCTGGAAACATTGACTGTACCCTCGGCGGAAGCGGGCGAAAAACTCAGGCAGCTTGCTTTGGAAAGCGGCCTTTCAGCTGAAGATCTGATTGCGATCCATTCCAAGGCCGAGAACTTGATCTCTGTCGCCAAACAACTTTACGAAGCCCAAAGTTTTCTCGGTCTTTCGGTTGAAGAGACGATTTCCGGTTTGACAGCATTCCTGACAGCTCTGGGACTGGGCGAGGAGCAGATTGAAAACATCATAGAAGGGATTACTGGAGCGGGCGAAGACCTTGTTTCGGTTTTGAATGCTCTGGTTTCTCAAGCTGAAGCCCTTACCTTAGCACAAGCTGACCAGATCTTAGCCTTGAGGGAGCAGGCACTGGCAGTTCTCGAATCCGGAAGAGTCGTCACTGAAGAAGGCGAAGTCCGTCAGGCAACTATCGGAGAGATCCTCGCGGCTGCGAGCGCGGTCAGTTCCTTCGCGTCCTGGCTGGACGCCGCGATAACGGTGCTTGAACGGCTGATCACCGCAGGGGACGAAGCGGTCCGCCCGCTTTACGAACAGCTCGTGAAGCTCAAGGGCAAGATGGCCTTGGGCCCGACGTTCGAGGAGCAACGCAGGGCCCAAGAAGAAGCGAGGCGGGCGGCGGAAAGGGCCGCGGAGGAAGCGAGAAAGCGCCAAGAAGAGCTCGCCCGCAAGGTCAGGGAAGCGTGGGAAGAAAGTTTCAAGTCTCCGGCCAAGAAGGCCCTCGAATCTGGCGATTGGCTCAAAGCGGCTTTGGCCATCCGGGAGATCGCGAGACGGAAAGACGACCTCATCGCGGAGGCCCGGGCGCTGCCGGCCCTACAAGGCAAGACGGTCGAACTCGCGAAGGTCTACGATCTTATCATCGGCGGACAGAGGGAACTTCTTTCGAATCTCGACAAGGCGATCAAGGTCCTCCAAATTGCGGGAGAAGACGCTACAAAACTGGAAGAACTCAAGGCCCGGATAGAAGAGTTGTTCGACCCCTTGGGAGAATGGAAACGGGCGTTGCGGGAAGCCGTCAAAGCGATGGAAGAGGCTCCGAGAGAGACCGGCCTCAAGCTCAGGGAACTTTTCCTCAAGGCGAAAGGCTTCCAAAAGGGCGGCATCGTAACCGGGCCCACTCTCGCGCTCCTCGGCGAGGCCGGTCCGGAGGCCGTGATCCCCTTGGCCGAAGGCGGCGTGGTCGGAGGCGTCCCGGGAGAGGTCGTTTGCACGGAAGATTACTGCGCGGCCGTTCAGACGGCGTCCGACGCCCTTTCCGGCTTCGCCAAGACGTCCTCGAGCGCCATGGATCTGTTCGCCGAACACATCAACGCCCTCCGGGAAGTCGATCCGGAGTTCGCGCGGCGGTTTACGAAACCCTTGGCCAGTGGCTGCATGGCGTGCGCCAAAGCGGCTGAGGGCCTGACGGGAGAATTGACGTCGGCGGCGCAGGGCTCAAAGGTGATCGCCGAAATTTTGGAGGACAAATTCTGGAACGCCTTGGAGGATGTCCGGGGCGAGTTGGTTCCTTCCGCCGAAGCGGCTTCTCTCGTCGCGGACAAGGCGCGCGAACAGATCCAAGCCTACGAGTCGCTCATCGAGGACATGGAACTGTTCGGACTGGACACCAGGGACGTTCGCCGAGAATTGGAAGAGTTCAAAGCCGGCCTGCGTGGCTTGAGTCCCGAGTTGGCCCGCTTGGCGGAGGCTTTGGAGGACCTTTCCTCCGAATTGATCGACACCTTAGTCGGGGCCGCTTTCGACTTGGTCGAAAGCCTTTTCTCCCTGGAAGGAGCCGCCTCCGAAGCCTATTCCGCCTTGAACGTCCCGGCCGGATTCAAGGGCGCCCGTTACGAGTGGGCGGCGGCGAAGCCGGGCGAGCCTTACCGTCCTGTCGAGGAAACCGGCGAGGGGATCACCGATTTTCTCAAGCGCGTCGTCCAGACTTTTCTCGGTTGGCTCGAGGAACAGGTCAGCAGTTTCCTAAAGGATCTCTTGGCGGGCTTCTCTTGGGAGAATTTCGTTTCCCAACTCGACTGGGGCGCATTCGTCAGCTTTCTGGGATGGGACGATTTCTTGTCGTGGCTCGATTGGGGCGACTGGGTCGGGGGCCTCGACTGGAACCGCTTCGTGTCGATCCTCGACTGGCATCGCTGGATTAATCCGCTCGAATGGCCCAGCCTGTTGGGCGACATCTCGGGGTCTTTAGTGGCTTTTATCAACTCCGGGATCGAAACGCTGTTGGGGTGGCTCGAAGACATGCTCGGGCCAGTCCTCGGCCCCATCGTAGGGGCTTTGGGAGAATTCCTGCAAGGCTTGGTGGCGGTGGTTGGTAGCTTGCTTATGCTCGGCACGGCTTTGGGCTTGGTCGAGGGCGTCGCAGCCATCATAGTCGGTGCATTGCAAGGCATCGGAGACTTGATCAACGCCTTTCTCACCCCGATCTCGGAGGAACTCGGCCGGTCTTGGGAGAAATTAACCCCTCTGATCGACGCGACGCGCCAGCTCTTTGCTTCCCTGTCGCCGGTGCTCCGGGCGCTCGGCGAAGTGGTCGCGATTGGGATCAGGCTCATGACCGACTTGTTCGCCGCCCTCGCGCCCCTCTTTTCGGCGATCGCGAAAGTTATTGGAGCCCTCGCCGAAGCTCTCGCGCCAGCGATCCGAATAATCGCGAAGCTATTTGAAACCGTACTGACTCCTGTCGTGGCCGTCCTCGCCGGCGGCCTGAAAGCTCTAGCTTGGGTCGTGGACCTCCTTGGGGACGTTGTCGAAGGCGTGATCAATTCCCTCAAATGGATCTTCAACATCTTCATTGGCGCTCTCAACATGTTCATTGACGCCGTCAACTTCCTGTTCGGCTGGGTAGGGGTTCACCTGGAGCATCTCCCTTACTTGCAGAGGGGCGGAATCGTCACCCGCCCGACCTTGGCCTGGCTCGGCGAAGCGGGCCCCGAGGCGGTCATCCCGCTCACCGGTTTCAATTACCCGCGCCTCGGCCTTGCCGCGGCCGGGGCGTCCATCTCGATCGAGGTCGAGGGCCGCCTGGTCGGGGACGGGCGCGAGCTGGTTGGGGTGATCGAGCGCGTGCGGGTCAGAGACGAGATCGTGAGGGGCAAGAGATGAGGAGCGTCCCGAACGCCACCGACATCGTTCCGATCGAATTCCGGCTGACCGTGAACGGGGTGGACCTGTCGGACCGGGTCCAGTCCTGGGAGCGGTCCTTCGACTTCGACGGCGGCTGCTACGTCCTCGAGGTGACCTTCACGAACCACGAGCAACTGCGCGAAGCCGGACTAGGCCTCGACCCGCGCGACCCGAACTCGACCTACAACGAGACGGAACCCCTCCTCGGGGCTTACCACGAGGTCACACTGGACATCCGCAAGCAAGGCGTCTCGGAGTGGACCCGCTTCTTCACCGGCTTCGTAGGGCCCGCCGAAGTGTCCGGCGGCGAGACTTGGGGAGAGGCCGACACCGTATCCTGCACCTGCGTCGGCAAATCGCAACCGCTCAAAGACTGGATGATCGAGGAGAGGCTCGCCCTGAAGTACGAGAATGCCGTCATCTCTCCGACGGGCTCGCCGGACCTGCTCAACCGCATCCTGCAGGACCAAGGACTGCACTACACCGTGGTCTACCGGGATGATCCCGACTTTTCAGTGTCGGAATACGTCGTCTCGGGGGTCTCGGCCTGGGAAGCCCTGGAAAACGCGCTCGCTCCGACCGGCTTCCGGTTGATCGAGTTGTGGAACGGTTCGTCTTCCGATTTCGAGATCACCATCGTGGATCCCATGCGGAACAAGACCGAACCCGACTTCGAGCTCGTCGGGGCCTTCTCCTCCCGCAGGCTTTCGGGCTCGGAGGCGGACGTGCGGACCTACGTGGCGGTCGCTTACCGGGACTTCGAGCGGAAAGAGGAGCGATACGTCTGGGCCGAAGCTGATTCCTCTATCGTGGCCAAATACGGAATCCCGGATGGCTCGGGCGGACGCAAGCACCGCAAGATGGTGTACAAGACCCAAGACCGGAGCCTGATCGACTCGGAATCCGAAGCGCGAGAACTGGCCACTCTGATCCTTCACGACCTCCAGGAGCCGACTCCCGACTGCGAAATCAGGTTGCCGTACCTCGACCCGAGGTTCGAGCCGTTCGACTTGGTGCGGTTCACGGGCGAGTACTCGGTCGACGTGGGCGTCATGAGCGTCCGCGAGTCCTGGTCCTTCGAGCGCCAAGTCGGCGAGACCGTCATCTCGGGGACCGCAAACAAGATCATCGGCGCGAAGCAACTCTGGCTTTCGAGGGACGCCAAGCGCCAGCCTCCGGCCGAGAGGAGACTCCAGGACCTGCCCGGAGAAGTTCCCCCGCGGCCTCCGGCTCCCGAGCTTGATCCGGCATGGTACGTGGGTCCCGACGGCACGCCGCAGCCTGTCGTGGACGCGGTCTTCCCAGGACCGGTCCCTTGGTGGGCTAAGGGCAGGGTTGTGGCGGTCGGCAAGTTCAAGGTCATGGCCACCGGGACGGCCACCGGAGGCACGGTGGATTACCTCGAGGACGTCGACAAAAGCTGGGAGCCGGGCCGGTTCTCCGGCAAGTCTCGGGACTACCTGTACATCTCGTCGGGGACAGGGGCCGGCCAGGCCAGGCGGATCAAGACGAACACCGCGACGCGAATATACGTGGAGGCCCCGTTCGACACGGCTCCGGGTTCGGACTCCGTTTACGTCGTGTTGAGACGACTGCGGAACCGGAAGCAGGAGAATATCGACCTTTCGCCCTTCTATCGGGTGAAAGAATTTGAGGAAGGCAGCTTCGTTTACGTGGCTCACTCGCTTGTCCCTTCGGGGCGCTAAATCTCTTGAACTGGCGCTCCTTAATGTTATCTTAAACTCGAAATGGCAACGTGGAAGAAATGGACAAGCACCGTGCTGGTCAACGGGCAGCCTGAGCCCAACGTGGAGGTCCATGTCTATGAGCCAGGCACAACTAATGAGATCACGGTCTATGAAGACGAAGGCGTTACGCCGATAACCCAGCCTATTCTGACAGACTCCCAAGGGCGCTATGCTTTCTTTGTTGACGTCGCTTCGCATCCTGAGATAAGGATCTACCTTGAAAAGGATGGAGTTGATTTCTCCGAGGCCAATGAGGATCTTGACGGCGTGCCAGTTCCAGGAGCGGGCGGTACGTTCATTGCGCTTACCGACACTCCTTCGAGCTATTCCGGTAAAGGTGGCCATGTTGTCCTGGTCAAGACTACTGAGGATGGGATAGAAACTCAGCCTTGGCCTGTTACAGGATCAACTTTGAATTTCTTCCTGAGTGATGATGCTGCCGACGTCGGGAGCTATTACTACATGTATCCCACAGAGAGTGGCGACGGCTATTCGGAACTCACGAGCCCTAGCCTCTCGGCTGGAGATGACCAGCTTCTTTGGTCTTTCGTGACCGAAGCGGGAGAACCCGGGATTGATCAGCTCGCGTTAGGAGCCTATACCGCAACCTTGTTCCTCAAAAAGACTGGCAAGAAAGACGTGCGCGTATATTGGAAGCTTTTCAAACGCGACACCGGAGGAACCGAAACCGAAATCCTGCAAAGCGCTGAGAGCAATCAGCTTACGACGGACAACAGTCAGTATTTGATCTCGGCTTACCTGAACGAAGATCAGAGCCTAGACTCGACTGATCGCCTCGTGTTCAAGCTCTACGCCAACGTCTCGGGAACCGGCACGGACGTGACCGTGACCTTGACGATGGAAGGCGATTACGACAGCCGGCTTGCTATCCATGTCTTGAGTTCCGCATTCAGCTTGGATCGGCTTTCCGACGTGACGATTACCTCTCCAGCGGACAATGAGCTTCTGGCCTACGACTCTGGATCAGGGAAATGGATCAATCAAACGCCGAGCGAAGCTGGGGTCCTCGCTGCGGATGGTTCGGTCCCGCTCAGCGGGGATCTAGAAGCAAACGGGCATTCAATTAATAATCTCTTGACTTGGCCTAGTGCTGGTGCATTTTACAATGTGCTGGCCCGCTCGGACGTGCAAGGAGACGGCACTAACGATGATACAGAAGGCATCCAGGCTGCAATAGATGCTGTCTATGCTATGGGAGGGGGAATCGTGTTTTTCCCCGCCGGGACTTATAAAGTGACCTCCACGCTAAATCTCAAATCGGGGGTCACTTTGTGCGGTGCTGGTAGAGAAGTAGCCATCATTAAAAGGACGACAAGTGCGGCAAGCGGAGGAGCTAGAGTCATACAGAATGCTAGCTATGGCGGTGAATACGATGAGAACATGGTCATACGGGACCTGACAATTCAAGGGTATTACGACCCCGCTGGATCTGCGCAGCATCATTGTATTGGATTTTGGAATGTGAGAAATGTCCGTGTAGTAAATTGTAAGTTACAGGACGCGAGTGGAGATGGCATCTTGGCCAGGAATGCCGAAAATGCCGTTTTTGAGTACAACGAGATCTATCACTGTGGGCGAAATGGTATATCTCCGACATCGGGCAGTTTCACAATTCGGCGCAATCATATCTCTGAGATTACTGGCGATACCGGCCCGGGCAGTGGGATAGATGCAGAGCCTAATAATGTCTCGGAAAAGCTGATTATACGTATAGAAGACAACATCATCACCGGGACAATAGGAGGAAACGGCATTGTCTTGGCTGATCTTCATACCGACACTGATGGCACTACGATGATTTCTGGTACTATATCAGGCAATAAAATTGAAAGTGGCTACAGGGGGATATACATAAAGAGTTCGAACAGCATACAAGCACAAGCTATCACAATCGAGGGAAACGAAATCGACGGTGCGAACCATGCCTGCGTTATAGAAGGCATGAACGGCGTCTCTATACATAGAAATTATTTAAAGGCTGGTAGCGGTAGCTATTTTGGATTGTCTTTTACTAGTCATGACCTTAGCATTACCGGGAATGTCATAGTTGGAGCTGGCTATTATAGTCTCCTCGCAGACGGAGCCAAACGAGCAAGAATCATAGGAAACATCGTGTTGAGTAATCCGGCTATACTAAAGAACACCATCAATTGTATCGTACAAAATAATGTATTCAAGCCCGAGGGCCTACAAGTCTGGGGGGCAGCAGCGGAAGGAAACATTATTGCACATAACGATTTTTCAGCTACTACAACTCCAATATCCTATGCGTTGGACGCCGATTCCGACAAACAGATTGAATTCAATAACCGGGGGTTGTCGAGTTTGCGCTTTGATGACAATGTTCCTGCATCGGGCACTTGGGCACAAGGGGATATTGTGTTCAATCGCGGCGCTACCGCGGGCGGCAAAGTGGGATGGGTATGCGTGGAAGGGGGCTCACCGGGCACCTGGAAGCCGTTTGGGGTAATTGATACGTAGAGCTGTGGAAATGGATTGCATGGATGAGTTAATTGAGGGATTCCTGGAGAATCGAGGGCTATGATGGACAAAGCGATCGGAGTCCACCTAAAAGACTGGCACATCGTCCAGGGAGTCCGCACCGGGAACTCCCCTTGGTCCCCGATCGCCATCGCCCAAGTGCCGGTCAAGGAACCGGCCCCGTCCGCCCCCGTCATCGAGTCAGTGACCGCGCCCGAAGCCTCGGCGGGCGTCCTGGAGATCAAAGTCAGCTTGCCGGAAACCAACGCAGACGGCACAGCTTTGGCCAGAGCGGAACTGGTCAGGCTCAGGCTGCACCACTCGACCAGCCCGGGCGTGGCGGAGTCCGATCCCTACGTCGACTTCCCGCCGTCCGAGACCTTGCTCTGGGCCCCGAACGACACGGCCACGCACTACGTGCGCGTGCGCGTCCAGGACTCGCACGGGCTGTGGTCCGAGCTTTCGAACGAGGCTTCCGGGCAAGCGCATGCCTCGACACCCCAAGAGGACTCGGGCCTCTGGGCCCACCGGCTCGGGGTCGAGTCGGTCTTCACGAACGACTCGCCGGAGCCCGGCTACGTGTCGTGGTCGAACGTCGTGCTTTACTGGAAAGACAACAAGTACGAAATAGAAGACGGGAGCACGAACAAGAAGTACATCTGGTGGGATTACTCGACTTCCACCACGACCTTCCAGACTTCTGACACGCGGCCCGAGCTGGACCTCGAGGATGTGATTGTCGGCTACAACGACAACGGGACCTGGCGGCTCATGTGCTACCAGCCCACGGTCATGGCGGACTACGTGCGGGCCGGGGTCCTGCAGAGCTCCAACTGGGGCGCCACGACGGGCTCGCAGCTGGACCTCGACAACGGCACGCTCAAGCTGGGCGGTTCCGACTCGCCGAAATTCCAAGTGGACGCGGACGGCGTGTTGCACGCGACGGGAGCCGTCATTTCAGGAAATGTCACCATCACGGGAGGCACCGGCGTGGCGAATCTTTCTGACGCCGGAGCCCTCGCGACCTTAGACGTAGTGGGTACGGCCCAGATCGAGGACCTGGCAGTGACCGAAGCAAAAATAGCCAATGCGGCGATCACCAACGCGAAGATCGCGAACGCCGCGATCACGAACGCCAAGATAGCCGACGCCACCATCACGAGCGCGAAAATCTCCGACCTGACGTTCGACAAGATCACCGCCGGCACCAACACCGCCAGCCTGACGATCGGCTCGGGCGGGTACATCCAGTCGGCCAACTACTCGGCCGGGAGTTCGGGGTTCAGGATCAGCGGTTCGGGGGACGCGGAGTTTAATGATGTCACGGTGAGGGGGGCGCTGATCACCACAAGTTCAAATTCCAATATAAACGCTGATTATATCAAGTCTGGAACGATCACAGGAAGGAAGATCCAGACTGCAGCTTCTGGTACACGGGCTGTCCTCGAGACAGGCGGCACATATAGCCATCATCTTATATTCTATGATTCTTCCGGTTACATGCGTTTGTATTTAAGGACGAGCGGCATCATTGCAAGGGACACATCCAATATAGACGCTTTCTTCCTTGCCGGACCAGATCGTGCCTTTTTCCTCTATGATAATTCAGGAAACAATTCAGTGGCTTTGGGTGGTGGTCCCTATCCTGATCTCACTTTTTACCGGGATGGAAAAATCAGAGGGTACGGAGGAGCAACTGTCACTTTATCAACCGGCGTAAAAGGTCGCTTCTCTTATTCTGGCGCTCAAGTTTTTTCCGGGAATGCCCCCACTTCATGGACCGATCTCGACCTTTCTTCTTATGTGGGCAGTGGGAGGGCTTTGGTGTTCTTAAAAGTGATAAATTCTAGCGGATTCACACGGCAATATGAGTTCAGGGCAAACGGCGATACCGATAGTTATTCCTACGGCGCTGACTGGCCACAGTGTTCAGCATGCACGATCGCAAACGGAGAGTGCGGTACAGTTTGGGCGATAACCTCTGCATTGGGCGTCCTTGAGTGGAAATCTAACGGAACCGGCTCTGTAACAATTCAGCTTTTGGCTTACATCACATGACTCATTTAGAAAATCGAAGGAACGTTCCTATGGGAGGCCAACCGGTTGGAGGAATCCACATACTGTCAAGCAAAAGAGGATAAAAAGCTTCCATCCACTGGCTAGTCGGAAGTGCTTCAATGGCTTTGATTTGGCTGTCTGTTAAGTGAGGCTCAAAGAATCTCGGATTCATGTTGTAAACGAAAGGGAACCAAGGTCCGAACGCTCGGCATTGTAACACATGCGTCAGTTCGTGAGCTATGACGTACTTTTCATGTTCGGGATCAAGACCTTCACAAACGACTGCTACGTTTCCGAAAGCAAAACCGCAAACGTCTTTTCCTGCGAATCGCCGAGCGGTATCGAAGTCCGTCCTCACCAGAAAAACGGGGTCCAGATTGATTTTAAGTTCCCCGTCGTACCGGAACGCGAGGTCGACGTGGTGAACCTGGACAGACGAACCGGCCAAGGCCAGGGCGGCCAGGACCGCGAGCTGGACGTAACTCCACAAATTCACGTTCCGCCTCCGATCGCGAAGGGAAGGCCGGGCCACATCGCTTCCCGGATCACCTCCTTCCGGCCCGGCCTCTCCTTTCCGCCTACTTCTCTCGCTTTTTCGTCAGCGGGTACCAAGCCGACGCGGTCGCGTAGATCGCGGTCCACGCGGCGGTGACGGCCTCGAGGCACTTGAGAGGATCCGTGACGTCGAACGTCAAGCCGGCGAATCCTCCCGTGACGACGTTGTACCCGATCGCCACGAGAAGCGAGACGATCATGATGCCCCAAGCCGCGCTGACGTCGGACAAGTGCAGGCTGCGCTTGATCGCCTCGTAGACCCAGCGCAGGATCGTTCCCAACACGACTCCGAAGCCCACGTCCATGTTATGTCACCTCCTCTTAACCGGGATAACCCACTTGGACGGTCCGCTCGATCACGACCCGGCGCATGACGTTGTCGGAGACGTACAGGCGAACCCGGTAGGTCCACGTGCCGGGTCCCGACTCCGGGCACACCGGCCCGGGCAGGCCGTGCTCGAGTGTGAAGGTCTCGCCTTCGCGCCTGATAAATTCTGGCTCGGTCTTCCAGGGGTACGGGATCGGGTCCCCGGTCTCCGGGGCGATCCGCACGATCTCCCACTTGTACCAGAGGGGAGCGCCGTCGGGCGAATAGGAGCCAGTCGCCGAGAAGGTCAGCTTCTGCCAAGGCAAGATGGGCTCGTCTTCCGAGCACAAGCGGCCACGGAAGTCCACGATCACGATGTTGGCGTGGGGCAAGCCCCCTTCGAGCAAGTTGACCTCCGTCACGAGCCAGGACTCCATCAGGCCGTCTCCGTCCGAGTCGACCCGGCCCTGCGAAGCCACGTCGAAGTGCAAGGGATCCGGAGGCCCGCCCGGAGGTCCGGAAGAACCGGACGCCAGTTCCTCCACGCACAGGCGGACCCCGTAGACCCCTCTCTTTCCGTAAACGTGCGTCTCGACGGGCTTGCCCCTGACGAGGCCGCTCCCGTCCCCGAAATCCCACCAAAATGCGAGGCGGTCCCCGACAGAACCCGAAGCGTCGAAGATGACTGTCTTGCGGTCGGGAAGGACGGTGTAGGTGAGCTTTGCGACGGGACCCGTCTCCGAGTCGATCAGGCCGGTGCAACCGGCGAGACCCAACGCGAGCAAAACCAGCAGCAGGACAAAAACGCGACGCATGATTAGAGGCCAGTCTCTGTCGGGCCGGCCTCGGGCGGATTCTCTTCAGGCGCCAGGAGGGCGTCCAGGTACAGCTTGGCTCCGACGGACAGGGTCGGAGCCCCGAACGGTTCGTCCTCCTCGAGGAAATTGAAGTAGTAGAGTTTCCCGAAGACGTCGAAGCTCCCGAAGGAGCTGGAGACCAGGAGGTAAGGGGCCCAAGCCGAGTTGGTCAGGCTCCAGTCTTCCCAGTCGATCAGCAGGAGGACGCCCCCGCCGAAGCCGAAGTTCCTGGCGATCTCGACCTCGCCCTCGCCGCCGAATCCCCACCAGCCGGAGAGGATGTAGGGAGTCCACTTGATCACGTACCCGGAAAGGCCCGAGTCGGTGAAACCGACCTCGAACCCCAGGTTGCCCCAAGCGGCCTCCACCCCGGCGAAGGGCGAGGCGATGGCCGCGGCGGCCAAAACCGCCAAGGCCACGGTCGCTAGTGCGATTTTCCGCATGATCCACCTCCTCGTTTCGTTTACGGATTTTTCTTTTCTTTTCTTCCGTCTGTCAAGCTCTTTTCTGGAACCTCCAAGCCTTTGAGCTGGAAGTTCTCGAAGATGGGTCTCACCGATCCCAGGTCCGCCGTCACCTCCTCCCTTTCGAGAACGTCTTTCACCGCGGAGCCGATCTGTCCTCCGAGGGCGTCGCGCTCCTGAATCAGGCGATTGATCTCCCGCTGGAGAAGTTCCAGCCTGAGATACATCGCCTCCAACTTGACTCGTTTGTCCTCTTCCAGTCTTAGTAGCATAGCTAGCCGGAGACCGGGGACTCGAACCCCGAGGTCAGTCCTTCGCGGAAGGAGGACGAAACCGCGAAGGCGTCGGGACTCCGTACCCTACTCCCCGCACCGTGCTCCCCGGCCGCGCGCGCTGTATTTGGCATGTCCGCCATAGTGTAAGACCCTTCCGCCTTCGGAGTCAACTCCCGAGAGCAGGCTTCTGAGCGTTCGCGCTTCCTCGAGGGAAAGCTTTCGTTTCGTGGGGCGGAACCGCTTGCCCAGCAGGAGCTCGAGGCGTTCCTTCCCGAAGGCCCTCACCGTTTCCCCGAAAGCCTTCTCCAGGAGCCGGTCCGTCGGCCCCTGCCCGGATGCCTTCACTTCCCGCAGAATCCTCTCCGCGTCGGCCCTCAACTGGACCTCATCCTGCCACGCCAGTTCTTCCTCCAGGCTCCGGGGCGGCCGGCGGGCGAACCTTTCGTTCGCCAGTTTCCGCTCCCTTTCAACGTCGGGAGCCAGGAGGAGCGCCAGGAGTTCATCGTTCTTCATGGCCTGTCCTTTTCGCGAGTCGCACGATCTTTTCCGCGCACTCCTTGCAGAGCTTGGTGGGCTCTCCTTGTTCGTCTTTGATCAGCTCGTCTGGCTCGCATTCCCTTCCGCACAACTTGCACCGAAAGGTCCGCTTTCCGACCCTGCATTTTGGGCAATACTTCGCTTTCGTGAGTCGAGTCGTGAAGGGCGCGCCGCACCTTTCGCACGCCTTGCGGAAGACCGGAACCGGACCAGCCCTCGCCACCAGCTGGTGCGCGCGTTGCCTCGACACCCCGAGCCGTTCCCCGATCTCCCGATAAGTCAGGCCCTTCTTCCTGAGCTCAAGCGCGAGTTCGCTTCTGTCCATCGAGCCTCTCCTTCAGGGCCTGCCGTGCGAGTTCCTTGAATGCCTTGCTCCGTTTGCCTTTCGGCTGGGCCTCGAGGAACGCGATCAGGTCCTGATCTTCCTTCTCGGAAAGATAGATCGGGCATATCCTGATCATAGTTCCTCCTTCCGCACGCCCCTGACGAGGGAGCCGCCCTTCAGGACCCAGGCTCCGGGCGGCACTTCGTCTTCCCACTTGCCTTCGGGATCGATCTCCACCTGCCTGATCTCGCCGGTCCCGATCCAGCCCTTGCGCTTCCTCGCCTTCTTGAGCTTGGCCTCGACCCAGCGCCAGAACTCGGGCGGCGGGACCGAAGTCGCGACGTCCAGGATCTCCTTGGCCCGGTCGGGATGCCTGCGGGCCAGGTCCACGACCTCGAAGGAGAGGTGCTGGAAGTCTTCTATGCCTCGCTCTCGCACGAACCGCGCGCAGCGGATCATCCGCTTGACCTCCGCGCTCGTGTAGCCGAGGTCGGCCCCGAAGTCGTAAACGTCCGCGCACGATCCCGACGTGGCCGTCGGAAGGAGACGGTTGGCTCGATGGAGCTCGTGAAGGGCCGCGGCCAAGGCCCACAGGTTGGCCCTGGCCTGGATCGATTGGAGCATCGCCATGTTCATCGTGTCCCTGACCAAAGAGATCATGCGCTTGCAATAGTACCACAACCGGTCTTTCGGGACCGGCTTGCCCCGGCAGGAGACGACTTCCAGTCCTTCGGGATCGCCGGGGATCCAACGCGTGATCCTGTAGGCGCCCCGGCCGTGGAGCTTCATATGGCAGGCATGGCACACCAGGATGAGGTTGTCGGGCTGGTTCAAGGGCGAGTCTGGGGAATCGCCACCCATGCCCTGGTGCCTGATGTGGGCTATTTCGCTGGCCGGGACCGGTTCGATGTGGAAAAGCTGGCACTCGCCGGCGTCCCGCTCCCAGACCTTTCGCCTGACTTCTTCAGAGATCGCCATCGTTCTTCCTCACCACTCCGTCTCTACCGCCACGGGCCAGCCCCACTCCTGCAGCCATGTCTCCAGGTAGCCCTTCAGAGCATTCTCGCCGGGTGCGGCTTCGCTGACGTAGGCGATGTACACCGCCCCATGTCGTTCGACGTGCGTGCACGCCAGATCGGCCCAATTGACAGCCGCGTCCTCCAGACCCGGGAATTCTTTTGCCCGGCTTTCGTCCACCTTGAAGATCGAAGCCGCGTCCGGCTCGTACGCGGATCACGTCCTCCGCCTTAGGGCGGAGGTCTTCCGGATACCTCTCCCAGTCCTCGCGCTTCCACAGAACGAAATTCATCCTTCCACCTCCTCCAGCGCGGCGAGGGCCTCGCGTAAGCGTTTCCCTGCCTCGCACACCTCCCGGCTTTCCATGATGTCCGGCCACGTTTCGTAGATATTCTTCTCGTTGCAGATCGCGTTGTAAAATTCCCGCGCTGCCTTGGCCACTCTCTCCAGCCTCTCTATCTCATCCAATAAGTCCTGAATGACTTCTCTCCTCATTTTGTCCAACTTCTCACTTTGCATTGCCCACCTCCATGGCCAAAAGGGCGGCGCGGCAGATGGCGAGGAGAGCAGAAGAGGCTTTCGCTCTAAAGTCGAGCTGCTCGCTCTTGGCAAAAATTACAAACCACTTATCGGCGTCCTCCAGTGCATAAGGGTTGTTCGGGCTGTATATCTCACATCCCCATCCGTTTTCTAGCATCTTCCTTATCACTTCCCACGCCGCCGCGATGTCGGTGGAAGGGGACCACTTCCTACCTAAGACGTGATTACGAGATGGGTAGTAAATCAGCGGTCCTTCCTTACTACAGTCAAAGTCTTCGCCCTCCTTCCACCCCATTACCTTCTCGGCCATGTGCCGATTAAGCTCGGGGCCGGGTTCCAGGTTCAGGATCTCATCTCGGGTCATAAGTTCTCCCTTCGCTGGGGCGTGGGCCACCGCAAGGCCCGCGCCCTCGGCTCTTCAGAACGGCACGTCCGCTTCCTCTTCCTCTTTCTCGCCGAGCGGGAAATAGTCCGTGACGTTCGCATAAAGCTGGTCCTGGGGCCCTTTCCGGTGCTTGACCACGATCTTGAGCCCCTTGCCGGCCTTGAGTTCCCGGATCAAGGTGTTGGCCACGTCGCCGGGGCTTTCGAAATGGGTGTCTTCCGGCACGCCCAACGCCTTGAGCGCCAGGCAGGCCCGGAAGATGCCCCGGTCGGTCACCACGAAGTTGTCGATTATCCGCGAACCGACGTAGTCGCCTTCCGTGACCTCCCACGTGACCTTGACCATCGGGGATCCGGAGGACGCCTCCGCCTTGGTCCAGTCGGCCATAACGACCGCGTACTCCCCTTCGGGGAGAATCGCGCCCCGCTCCAATTTCTCTTTCAAGGTGAAGCCCATCACTCGCCTCCTTTATGTTCTTTGAACAAGGCCCGGATAGCCTGGAAGGTCGGCGGGCACGAACCAGCGGCGGCCAGGACCGGATGCCTTGAGCCCGCCTCGATGGCCGGCCCGGGGTTGAAAACGAACCTTCGCTCGACTCCGCCTCCCGGGAGTTCCTCCGCTTGGAGGTACATGGCGTGGCTCACGACGGCCATGACTGCCCTGCCGAGCTTGCCGGGAAGGTCCAAGATCTTTGCGCCCATGCTAAACTCAGGATTGAAAGACGCGGTGTGGGCCACGAGCACGAGGTGGGTCGGGAAGGCCTGGAACTCCCGGATCAGGTTCAGGACCGCATCCCTGTGGGCAGCGAAGTCCGCGCCGTAGACTCCGGCTTCCCCGAGCTGGGTCGCTCCGAACTTGTGGGCGATCTCCTGCTCCAGCCACGAGGCGATCACGTCGATGGTGTCGAGCACGATGGTCTTCCAGGGAAAGCCTCCTTTCTGCTCGGCGTCCCTCAGTTCTTTGTACACGTTGCGGAGTTGGGCCAAAGCCCTGGCCCAACCGGGCTTGCCGTTTTTCGAGCGGGAGTCTATTTCCACGATGTAGCCTTCGATGTAATCCGCGCCTCCAGGCTCGCATTCGATGATGAGGGGCTCGGGCCAGGTCGCAGCAGCGGTCGTTTTCCCGCACTTGGGAGGGCCGTACACGAGCCAGGTCGCTTGCTCGGGAAACTCGAGCTTCGGCTTTCTCTTCTCTTTAGGCAGCATCTTTCGCCTCCTTCACTTCGTAAAACAGGTCCTGGGCCACCACAGGATAGTCCGACCGGCTATCGCAATGGCAGCACTCGATCTCCACAAGGCCGACTTCGCCTTCCGGGTCCAAATGGCCGAGGGCCTTGGCGATGGCGGCGAGGAGTTCCTTGAGCTTTGCCACGACTGCCCGCCTGCTTCTCTCCGACTCGCCTGCGAATCCTTCCAGGGTCACTTCGTCTTGAGCGTGTTTTCCGATAAGGATGATCTCCACCGTCCCGTCCGGCCACACTTCGGCCTTTACCTTCTTGAGCTCTTCAATATCAATTCTCAAGTCCATCTTGCCTCCTTTCCAGCTTACGGAATCCGAGGGCCTCGGCTCGGCTCGAGTCATCGCAAATCAGCTCGTAAGGACAAGACCAGGCCAGACAAGCCCCGGGATTCCGGTAGATTCGACCTTCCTCGATTTCCCGGACCAGGACCGCCACGCGCTCGAGCGCGCGCCGGACGCGGTCCTCGGTCAGGACAATCGGAAACTGCACGATGTACTTCTCCTTGTTCTTGCTAAGCTCCTCTTCCCACCTCCTTCTAAATTGAACGGGACTCTCGCTTTTGCGTCCCCTAAGTGAAGCGCTCAAAGCCACCCACGCCGTCCTAATTTCTTCACCGGGCCACAGGTCCATCGCCGCGGCCCGGTACAGGGCAAGTTGATCGTCAAGCTCCCGCATCCGGTCGCAATCGGGGATTCTGGACACGGTTTTCCAGTCGAGGATTAGGACGTGGTCATCACGTCGGAGGACCAGGTCGAAGACGCCCACGAACTGGAACCGGACTCCGTCCACGTCCCACTTGAGGCCGAACCGCCGCTCGACGCCCAGGGTCTCGCCTTCCGGGATCTCGGTCGCCTCGACTAACGGCAAAGCCTTGGCTGCGATCCAGCGCCGCCGTTCGGGCGAGAGCGCGGACTCGGTTACGGCTCGGACGGTCGCGAGTTCGACGTCGTCTCCCTTCGCCTTCGCGGCCAGGCCCGCGTGGACGGCCCGGCCCAGCACGAGGGGCTCGGGATCCTCGGGCGGGAGCCAGCCTTCCCGGTAGCGGAGTTCCCAGCGCCTGCGGCACTGGGCGAACTCAGTCAGCTCCGAATAACTTACTTTGAGCATGACTGAGCCTCCGCGTACTCGGCCTGCTTGCGGCACCAACTGGTCTTGGTCCAAGTGTCGCAGGCTTCGCAATAACACCAGCCGCAATCCATCTCTTCCACTTCAGCACCGCACCTCGGGCAGATCAGCTTCTTCATCTCCTGCCTCCCTTCCACTTATAATATACACCCAGAACGGGCCTTTGTCAAGGGCGAAGGACAAATGTCCCTGAAGGCGTTTCGCAGCCAGCTCCGCGCTGCGCAAAGCCTGTTCGGGTTTGCCACCAGCGAGGGAAAATCGCATGAAAACGATTTGAGCGCGTTCCAGCCCATATCCTTCCAGCACCATCACGAGATTCTCGACTGCCCGATACAACTCCTGACGATCCCCTTCCGCTTTCGCCCGCTTTGCTACCTCTACCAGCTCGTTCATCTCTGCCTCCCTTCCACTTATAATATACTACTTTCTGGGCAGGTTGTCAAGGGGGCGGGTGCCACCTCCTGGGCAGGTCATATGAGCAGGCCCTTGACTTATCGCCATGGCCATGCTATAATATAACTGCCATGAAGAAAGACGGTGCTTACTGGCAAGCTCGTATTCGCAAAGCGCGTGCGCGTTGGCTTCGTGGGGAGATCACGCTTGAGGAGCTATATGCCATCGTGGACGAGTATATCGCTGCCTTAAAGGAGTATCGCCGCCGGACTGGCAAGAAGTTCCGCATTCCGTCACGCGGGTATATCCTCCGCGCCTTCTAGCTCAAAGCCACCTACTTCCACTGGCCCGCAGTCTTCCACAGCCTTGTGCCAGTCTCCTTTGACAAAGACTAGAACATTCTGATGTGTTTTCCCAAGCTTTCTAGCCGAAGAGAATTGTCGCCCCACGCGTATTGGCAAGCTACCAGCAGGCGTTACTAGAATGGCCTCATTGTATAGCTTAGCTCCTGCGTCCTGAAAAGCCGCGATAGTGTCGCTTACGAAGTTACGGTAGTAGCCCCTCTCATCTCTGATGTCGCCAACTACGAAACAAGCAAAGCGGTTTGGTTTCAGCTCGGCAGCTTGCCGATAACCTCTCTGTCGCTCTGGCGCTCCCTGGAGCGCCAGAAGATCCTCCCCACGCCCCAGCTCGCTCTGTATTCCCAACGCCAACCATGCCCGCTTGCGCTCCTGCCAGTACCCTTTCCTGGCATCCAGAACGCTGAATGGTGGCACTACAAAGCGGTCTGTTAGACTACCGCTCTTGACAGCCTTCTCCTCATTCTCTTCATCCAAATCGATATCAGGAAGATCATCTAGGTCGAATCCGGTCAACTCCAGCTCGAAATCTGCTTCCTGCAGTTCTGCTACCAACTCTCTCAACCGCCCAAAATCCCATTCGGCGAGGAGCGCCGACTGGTTGTCCATCAGGGCGTAACCGGTCGCCGTGGCGGGGTCATCTTCCACGAACACCGCCGCGATGCGTTTCCAACCCAATTCCTTGGCAGCCCGCCACAGGCCATTGCCCGCAATGATGCGGTTGTCTTCGGACCGGTTGACCACGATGGGCTTCCGCTGCCCGTAAGCCGAGAGGGACCGCTTCAGGGCTTCCACGTTGCGGGGCGGGTGGACGCGCGCATTCCCCGGGTCCGGCCGGACGGAGTCGATCGGGACGGCCAACGGCCGCAAAGGCTCTATTATCTTTTCCCCGTTCGGCTTTCGCGCCTTTTCGCGCCATGGGGACCTCCCGCGATTTTCGGTGTCGCTTCCGGATTTTATCCTCCGGAAGGGCGGCCCGCCAGGCGCGGCGAAGGGAAACGCAAGGCCCGGCATTTCGGCCGGGCCTTGCCACTTCCGCGGGGCGGCTTTATAATCGCCCTCAGGAGGTGATTCCCGTGGAAGAGTATACTACAGAGCAAGCGGAAAAGCAAGAGGGGAGGATCTCGGTCCTCCCTTTTGTGTTGGAGCAACTAGAGCCGCTCCTAGGCGAGATCCTCGAAAAGCTCACCTGGCTTTCATTGCAGTACAACCGGACGGAACCCGCCATCGAAGAGCAATTGATCAGGCTGGAAGACGCGATAGGCAGCCAAGCCGAGGACATATACGAGTTGAAAAGGGAAATAGAAAATTTGAAACGGGAGCTAGGCCTGGCACGAAAAGACCAGCCTCCCGAACCGAAAAAGAAGGTTCCGAAACCGAAAGGCTACGTTTAGAAAGGAGTCTCAATGGCAGAAGAAGGGAAAGCGATTTTCGAAGGCACTGGCACCTCTTTCATTTATCGGTATCCGCCCGCGGAAGTCCGCATCAAAATTCGGATGCCGAAGATCCATTCCGATGGTCGGCTGACCGCGATATTGAGGTTCGAGACCGCGTCGGGCAGTCGAATCCCGGCGAGCGGAATCGTGAACCTGTCCGCGCCCAGGACAAGAGCGAGTTTGGCGAAAGATCTGGAAGACCAATGCCCTACTGGAGTTTGGCCGTACATCTTGGACGATCTGTACCAACGATTAGAGACTGCATTATTAGAAGGAGAACCCGCCGAACTGATCCGCGCGGACGCCGAAATCCTCGAAGTGCCTTATCTCGTCCGGCCCTTATTGCCTTGGCAAATGCCGACCGTGTTTTACGGCCCCGGCGGCGTCGGAAAAGGATGGCTGGCCCTGCTCATAGCCAAGGCCGTTACCACCGGTTTTCCCGCCCGGGGTTTGCCGGTCACCGTCGAGAGGACGGGTCCCGTCCTTTACCTCGACTGGGAATCCTCCCTCGAAGACATCCATGCCCGTTGGACGCGCATATGCCAAGACGATCCGAGTCGCGGGATCATCTACCGAAAGTGCGCGGGTCCGCTCATAAAAGACCTCGAATACGTTCAAGGGTTGGTTTTGGAAAACGATCCCATCCTCGTGATAATAGATTCCGCCGGATTGGCCGCGGGAGGGGATCTGAACAAGGTCGAATCCGCAACGGAATTCTTCAGGGCGGTCCGGGAACTGAAACGGACCGCGCTCATAATCGCCCACACGCCCAAGCACTCGGATTCCGTCTTCGGTTCGGTGTATTTCACGAACCTTGCCCGCTCGGTTTGGGAAGTCCGGGCTGAGCCGAAAGAGGTCGAGGACGAACTCGTCATGGGCCTCGCCCACCGGAAATCCAACATAGGGCCTTTCCACAAACCTTTCGGGATCCTCTTGAAATTCCGCGATCGGTCGTTGGAGACGAGGCCCGCCAATCTGCAAGAGACCGAGACCTTGGCGAACTTGGAAGGCACGGCGAAAAGGATACTCTATTACCTCCGCCATGAAGGGAAAGCGTCCGTGAAGGATATCGCCCGCAGCCTGGGCGTGACGAACAAGACGGTGATGAACCATCTCTACACCCTGAAAAAGCTGAAGGCGGTCGTGAAGTTTCCCGACGGCCGGTGGGGCGCCCTGATCGAGGAGGAGGTTCCCTTTTGACATGCGCAAAACTTGCCCGGGGCAAATGCCCGGAGCGCGGGCAAAGGCCGCCCCGGGCATTGCCCGGCGAATCGCGGAAATGCAGACAGGAACGGTACCCTGTGCGGGCAGTCAGTCGGGCACGACTTGCCTGCCCGCTGGAAGGCCCCTTTTTAAGGGCCTTCCAGGCAGGGCAAGTTGCCCTGGGGCAAGTTGATAGGTCTTGACAAGCGGGCGACAATGTTGTATATAGTAAGTGCGAGGAAAGGAGGCAGAGAAATGATAGAGCGGCAGTTAATTTACACGTCTGGAACCGGATGCCGGACTTGGCATGTTTTCGATCCGGCAACCGGTAAGTGCTGGATCGAGGAAGAGATCGGGTGGGATTGCAAGATCCAGAGACGCCCGTCTCCTCGACCGTGTCCCTACTGTCGGGAAAGGAGTGGAGATGGCCAAGATCAGCGCTAGAGGAGACCGGGAGCTGGAACGGGTGAAGTTCGCGGACGGCGCGACCTGTATCCTCACGGAGAAGGGCCGGGTCCTGTTCAAGGACCCGGCGGACGGGAGGCTCCGTCTCATGGCGACCCGGAGCCAAGTTTTCGATCCGCGCGGCTTCTTCAACCGCCTCGTGAAGGCACGGTCGCGGCAAGTGGAGATCAAGGAGCGTCGCTGATGACAGAAGACCGAACCATCGCGGAAGCTATGATGGAGGACATAGCCTCTATGGTCGACAGCCCTTTTGAATACGTCATGGTCTTGTGCGAGATTGGGTTCGGCAAAGTGTTCTCCGAGCGGAAGGCGGCGATCCGGATCTGGAACAGAGTCCATCCGGAGAAGAGGCTGCCTCTTCCGAGGAAGGAGGAATGATGAAGTGGGATGAAGACACCATTGTCGGTGGCTTGTGGTTCTTGGCTTTTCTGTTGTGGGCGGCCCTCGTCGGCTTGAGGCTGGCGGGTTGAGGAGGTGGAGATGAGCTTACAGCCTAATTGCAGCGAACTGATCTTCTGGCTGGACGAGATCAATGAAGATCTCGACCCCAAAGAGGTCCTTCTCATGGCGGAGAGAGAGTTGCCGATCCTCAACGTGACCGAACCCGGGGCGGAAAGCCTTGAGTTCTTTGTCTTCGGAACTCAGGAAGAGAAGGAAAGAGCGGAAGAGCTCCAGGCCCAAACTGCCACCTCCGAAGAGCTATGGGACTTGTTAGTCGGAGAAGGGATCTATCCGGCATGCCTCAGCTTAGAAAAGAGAAGAGGCGTCATCTCCTATCATCAGCACTCCCAGTCGCAAGGGTACCCGGTCTTGGCTTGGCTCGAGGAGAAATTGGGTATCCAAGTGCGAGAAGACTACTCCGGCGGAAGCCTCGAGCCTTATCGAGAGTGGAAGGAGAGACATGCGGCCTAAGTTCGAAGTCATCCATCTCGAAGTCTCGGGGCGGTGCCAGCTTGACTGTCCTTACTGTTATTCTAGGTCCGGGGCCGAAATGCCGGTCGGCGAGTGGCAGGCGTTGGTGAAAGAGCTCGCGCCTCTTACGAAACAATTCACGCTCGGAGGCGGCGAGCCTTTGCTCTACGGCGGCCTCGGGGACATCGTCGAAACGATACACGGGCTCGGCCTTCCCGTGAGCCTGACCACGAACGGCCTTCTTTTGGGCGCGAAACGCGACCTTGTCTCCGCTCTGGACGCAGTGTCGGTTTCGTACCACGGCGATTTGGAAGTGCTGCGGGAAGGCCTGGCCTCGCTCGAGCGGATGGGCGTCCAGCGCATGGTGAATTTCGTCATGCTGGACCGGGACAAGCCGCGCTTCGGAGAGATCCTGGAAGCTTGCAAAACCTTCGGGGCCGCGCTCGTCTTGCTCTCTCCCAAGCACACCGCGGAATACGACAAGGCCTGGTTCCTCGCCCGGGCGCTCGCGGCTCCGGGTATCCAAGTCGGTTTGGACGGGCTGGCCGTGGGGCGCTGCACGGCGGGGAACAGGTTCTTTACCGTGGCGAGTGATGGGCGATTTATGCAATGTTCTTTTGTGCGGGAACCTTGGGTGATTGGAGATCCAGTGCATGAATTCGGGTGTTGTCAGGAGGTGGCTACATGACTATCGCTGAACTGCTTCGGCGTCCGCGTCCCTGGAATTTCAAAGTTGAATTCCGATGGGATGCTTTTGAGACGAAAGTCTATGTTGACGGCGAGCCGCTGGAGAACTGTGCCGAAGTGAAGATCCGGGGCGGAGGCCGAACTCCAGAGATCGTCTTTGAAATTTGGGCATATGACCATGATTCCGACGGCGAGCCTTATAGTTGGTGTAAGGAGGTGACTGTGAAGTCCCATTTCGAAGGCACCTTGCAGGGTCGGGCGATCTCTTACAAGGAGGTTTGGGATGAAGTTGGGGAGTGAGCTGAAAGTTCCGTTTGAGCCTGGTGAGCTTGTGCAGACTCGAATTGGCGGAGAATCTGTCATCGGTGAAGTCAGGCGAGTTGAGGATGACGGAGTTGTGTTGCGTTGGGATTGCCCGAACGCTTGGCGACTTTGTTTTGCGCCTTGGTGGAGCGGGCTAACGCTTGTCAGACCTGCCATTCGCGGCTATCCTTACGAGCGGAAGGTGCCGGGCTTTGCTTGGGCCTGGTTCTGGATTCGGCATTTCCCATACCGGCTATGGAGAGGACTAAGGTTCCGCCGATGAAAGAGAAGGAGTTCCTGCAGCAAGTGCGGGACCTGGCGAAGCTGTGCGGCTGGCTCGTCTACCATACCTACGACTCATGCCGCTCGCCGGAGGGCTTTCCCGATCTCGTGTTAGTCCGCGGAGACAAAGTAATTTTTGCAGAACTAAAGAGCGAGAAGGGGAGAGCGACGTCCGCGCAGCGAGGATGGCTTGACGCTTTGGAGAAGGTGCGGACGGTGGAAGCTTACTTGTGGAGGCCGAGTGACTGGGACAGGATCATGGAGGTTTTGCAGTAAAGGAGGTCTTTCATGGGAATTGTTTTGATAGTCGGGGTGCCTTTCGGGTTAATTGGGCTTTATGCGCTATGGCAAAACTGGCGGTGGGGCGGAGAATCTGACAGAGTTTTTGGTGCCCTGCTCATTTTAGACGGTCTCCTTGCAGTGGTTTTCTTTGTCCTTGGAGTGAATCGGCTCGAAGAGAACGGGAAGATACAAGAGTTTCTGGCCATAAAAGCTACTGTCGAAGCAGCGAGGCAGAATGAGGATGTCTCCGAACTGGAACTGGCTGCCCTGCAACAGAAGGTCGTAGAGGCCAACAAGTGGCTTGCGTCCTCGCAGTACTATCGGAATCTGTTTTGGACCAGCGTTTTCTATCCGCCGGAGGTGCTCGAGCTGGAACCGATCAGATGATGGCTTTCCTGATCTTTGCGGGAAGTTTCGCTGTGGCGGTAACCGTTTTCGCCGTTCTTTCTGACAAGGCGGAGCGGAGAGGAGAACTGCCTTTGTGGTGGGCTTATTTCTTTGCTCTGGCCGCGGTCATCGCTTGGCTGATCTTCTTCGCTGCGGTCATGGAAGCTTTCGGATAGAATTGCTCGGGCAGATGGAATTCACAAGTCGGAGCGGGTAATGCGGAGGTGAAGGACGGAATGGCCTGGGTCAAGTACGCCGCGCAGGTCGAGATAGCCCGCCAGCGCTACATCGAGGATCCCCGGAAGCCCACGATCCGGGAGCTGGCGGAAGAGCTCGGAGTGCCTGTCGAGTCTTTGTACAAGTATTCTGCAAAAGAGAAATGGCGAGAAAAGAGACGTGAGTACACTGAAAAAATGCTAGCAGAGACTCGCAAGCAACTCAGACAGGAAACTGCACAAGCCATAACCCGGAGCGAGGACTCCCGGGAAAAGTCGAAAGAAATTTTGCGATTTTTGCGCGACGGACTGACGAAAGCCTGGCAAGTCGCGCTCGCCCACATGGTCATGCCGAAGAATGCCAGCCCTGAAGAGAAGGCGGCCATCCTCCGTAGATGGGAGGAGCTTTCTCCTAACGAACTCCTGCGGTTCATCCACCAGGCCCCGAAGGCTTTGACGGACATCATCAAGGCGCTCGAGCTCCTGGAAGGCGGGCCGACGGAGAGGTCGGAGAGCACGTTCTGGATCGAGGGCGAAGTGAAGGAGCGATTGAGCGACAAGGAGTTTCTCGAGGCGCTCGAGGAGTTTGCGAAGATGCGGAAGTTGAAGGTGGGGCTGTCGTGAGCGGAAGGAAGTGGAACAAACCTTGGATTCCTTGGCGGATCTTTCCTGATTGCGAGAATTGCGAGCATTGGGAATGGGCTGGCTGGGAGATTAAGGAAGACCATGAAGTCGGAAAGGGATGGTGCAGGTTAAAGGGAGAGAGGACATACGAGCACGAATGTTGTATGGAGTGGGAGGACAGATGGGGCCGAGGGCTCAGGATGCAGTCCTGGGAAGACGAATGGAAGGGATCCCGGTGAAGCTGTTTCTGGGAAAGCCGAAAGAGGAGACTCAAGAGATCAACGAATGATCGAGGAGTTTATCAAGGTGGTTGAGCGGTTTGCAAAATTGCAAAAGCTGAAAATGGGGTTGTCGTGAGCGAGGAGAAAGGCTTGCAGGTTTATTACTGCATCGAGACCGAAGAAGAAAGAGTAAAAGAGTTAGAGAAGGCTTTCGGGCGCCGTTTCTATCTTTCTGGTGATCCGGAGAGGATGTCTTACGCGTGGGCCGTAGAAGCAGTTTTCTGTTGCGAGGAGATGGAAAGGAATTGGAACGAGGAGTTCGTCTATTTCGACTTCAATTCGGATGGGGTTTTTGTGGGCGTGCGTCATCGCGAATCTTGGTACGATGGCGGAGAGATCGAGCGGGTAGTGCCGATAAGGTACTGCCCGTGGTGCGGACGCGAGATCCGGTTGATTCGGGCGCCTTGCAATGAAGGGGAGAAAGATGCTCGTTAAAGTCAGAACTGCCTACGGGACCTTCTGGAAGCAAACCGAGCTCGCGGACCTGATCCGCGAGGTGGACTCCTACCGGGGCAAACTTAGTCCGGAGACCGTGAAGAAGCTGGCGGAGAAATACGGCGACACCGAGGAGTACGTGTGGAGCCTGTTCCGGACCAGGCGCTACAGGAAAGGACGAAAGTGGAGAAAGCTGAGGAAAGAAGGCACGGCGCGGTTCCACGACGGCAAGAACGCGTGGCTCGAGGAAGAGATCGAGTTCCTGCGCGCCAACTTCCGCAAGATGAGCGATGCGGAGCTCGCGGAAGCGCTGAGCGAGCTGCCCTGCAACCGAGCGCGGGGCAAGGTGAGGACCCGGAGTTCCGTGGAGAAGAAACGGTGGCGGCTCGGGTTGAGGAGGAGGGCATGACGGGAGCTTTTACGGAAGAGACTCGTATCTGCCCACGGTGCGGAAAGCGGATGATCAAACGTTACGAATCGCGCGTGCTGGCTTCGTACCCGCCTCAATATCCTTGGTTCTGGTGGTGCAAATGCGGCCATACCGAGGAGGGAGGGATCGATCGAGGGATGACAATTGAAGAAGTCTATGAAAGGCTGTGGGAGGAAGCCAACCAATGAATGAGAAAGTGACTGAGAGCAACGCGCAAGCAAGTGATGAGGACAAAGAGAAGATCAAACGAAAGCCCTCTCCGCGCGAATGGGCGAAGTGGGCAGGGTACGACTGCGGAGAGTGAACATGGGAACCCTCACCATTGACCATCCCGCGTTGGACTTGGTGGACCCGGCCGGTTGGATTTGCAAAGTCACCGGTGCCGAGCCGTGGTCCCGCCAGGAAGAGATCCTGAAAGAGCTATTCCGTTCCCGACGCCTCGTGGTCCGGTCCGCGAACGCCGTGGGCAAGTCCTGGACCGCGGCCCAAGCGATACTCCTCTTTGCCACTCATTTTCATCCATCTGTTGTAGTGACAACCGCCCCGACGTTTCGCCAAGTGAGAGACGTCATTTGGCGCGAATTGCACCGGTCTTGGCGGTCGGCTTTAGAGCGCGGTTGGAAGTTAGGAAAGGAACCGTTACAGACGATATGGCGGCCTTTTCCAGACGTGCTCGTAGAGGGAATCGCGGTCCCTCATTGGGCAGCTTCAAACATCCAAGGTCCTCATTCTGAACACGTTCTCGTCGTGGTGGACGAGGCGCAGGGTTTGACTTGGGAGGTATGGTCCGGGATCCAGACTCTCCTCCGGGGGCGGTTTTCGTTCCTGCTCATGATCGGGAATCCGACACGTGTGGAAGGACCCTTTTACGAGGCTTTCCGGGATCCTCAATTTTCCCAGATGAGCATTTCGGCCCTGGAGTCCCCGAACGTCGAGACCGGCAGGATCGTCATCCCGGGCCTCGTGACCAAGGAAGACGTGGAAGAGATCCGGCGAAGGTACGGCGAGGATTCCTGGGAGTGGAAGGTGTGGGTCCTGGGCGAGTTCGCGGAACGGAGCGAGGACGTTTTAGTCGCGCTGTCTTGGGTGGAAAAGGGAGGACTGAGGAATGAACCCGGGGAAGGAAGGGTGGAAGTCGGGGCGGACATAGCCCGTTACGGCGGTGATCACACGGTGTTCGTGGCCCGCAAGGGAGGCTGCGCTTTCGCGCTTCAGGAGTGCCCGCCGGGTAGCACGATGGAGACGGCGGGGCGTTTGATCGCGTTCGCACGCAAGGTCAAGGCCGAGCTGATCAAGGTCGACGTCACCGGAGTCGGCGCGGGAGTGGTAGACCGCTTGAAGGAGCAAGGCTATCCCGTCGTGGGGGTGGAGTTTGGAGGGCGGCCGATAGAAAGGGAGCGGTTCGAAAACAAGTCGGCCGAGATGTGGTGGAACCTGGCCGAGATGCTGCAGAAAGGAGAAGCTTGGGGTCCCGTGTTCAAGGACCGGAACGTCATGCGGGACCTGACCGGCCGAAAGTACAGCTACACGTCGGCCGGGAGGATAAAGCTGGAGTCCAAAGAGCAGATGCGCAAGAGAGGCGTACCTTCGCCGGACTGGGGCGACGCGGTGGCGTTGGCTTATGCGGCTGTGGACGCGTGGAGGCCGGACGTGCCCTTGCCGATAGGCATAGGGCGCAGATCGCCGTGGAGAGGGAGGTAGTGATGCTCAGTAGCGAAGAAATCAGGCGGTGTGGTGGCGTTCGGGCGGCTCGCGAGGTCAGGCGGGCGTGCCGGAAGTTGACTACGTTGTTCGGGTGGCGTGAAGATCCTCCGTCGCCGGTATTTCACGCCGTCAACGGCGAACTCGGGCTCTTCGTGTGGGATGGATCGGGCTACCGGTTCGAGTGTTATATCGTCGATGAGGAGGATTCCGAGTCTTTAGAGAGGAGGGATGGACGGTGAACGATCTCAAGTCGGCTTGGGAGCGGATGCAAACGAGGTTTGCCGCCTACGCCAAGGCGAGAGAAGAGTTCGGCGAGGAACTGGAGGCGTGCCTCAAGTCGGTCGCGAAGGACATCGAGCTCCTGCCGCATTGGGAAGAAGTGTGGCACGAGCCCCTGTTCTTCGGGCGCGAGTCCGCGGAAGGGAACGTCCCGCTCGGGAACGTCGTCAATCCGATCTTCGGTTGCTACATCGCGGAAGGTGAAGCGCGGCTCACCGAGGAAGAGAAAGGGAAGCTGGAGGAGCTTCTCGTGAAGCTCGGGTTCAAGAAGAAGGATGATTGACTATCTGATATTCTATCCGCTCGAGCTGATCAGCCGGATCGTGACCGCTTGGTACCGTCGCCGACTGGAGCGCAATTCGCTTGCTTATCTCGAGAGGGGCGCTAGGATAGGAAGGAGGGACCATGACGGACGAGATATGGCCGTTCGGTGAAGGAAATGAATTCGAGGAGAACCTGGGCAAGTTCGCCCGCCTGCTTCGCTGTCTCTTCGACGCCCTAAAGGACGCGGGCTTCACTGAGCAGCAGGCGTTCGAGCTGATCAAAGACTTCCTGAAAAGTTCGCTGGCGGCGGCGAAAGGTGCGTGATGGCGGAGAAGAAGGAGCCCGATTTCAAGACGCTCGGAGTTCCGGGCCTGTCGATCTGGTCCGGCGTCTTGCGCGAGGAGTGGCTTTCCGAGCTCCAAGGGAAGAAGGGCCGGAAAGTCTGGCGCGAGATGCGGGACAACGACTCGACCGTCGGCTCCATCCTCTTCGCCATTTCCCACATCCTCAGGGGCGCCCAGTGGTCCGTCGAGCCGGGCGGGGACTCCAGGGCGGACAGGGAGGCGGCCGATTTCCTCGAGCAATGCATGCACGACATGGAAACGCCCTGGACCGAGTTCGTTTCCGAGGTCCAAAGTTTTCTTGTCTACGGGTTCTCGGTGTTCGAGATCTTGTGGAAAGTCAGGGAAGGTCCGGACGCCCCTCCGTCGGGCCGTTCCAAGTACAGCGATAAGCGCCTAGCTTGGCGGGACTTTTCGATCCGGGCCCAGGAGACGATCGTCAGGTGGGACATGGACTCCTCGGGAAACCTCAAGGGACTGTGGCAAGTGGCTCCGCCCGACTATAGGGAGCGTTACATCCCGGCAGACAAGTTCCTTTTGTTCAGAACTGAAGCGCATAAAGGGTCGCCCGAGGGCCGCTCGGTCCTCCGCAACGCGTACCTCAGTTGGTACTTCAAAAAGAATTTGCAGATTTTGGAAGGGATCGGGGCGGAGAGGGATCTCGCCGGATTGCCTGTCCTGTACGTGCCTTACGATTATTTGACTGACGATGAAAAAGAGAAAGACAGGGCATGGCTAGAGGATTTAGTGAAGAATATCCGCCAGGACGAGGAAGCTGGCCTGCTCCTCCCGATGGACCCGTACGCCGAAGGCGGGCCCCGGGAGCTCATGCGCCTGGAGCTGATCTCTTCGGCCGGAAGTAAGCAGTTCGACACGTCGGAGATCATCCAGCGGTACGACCACGCCATAGCGCAGACCGTCTTGGCGGACTTCGTTTTGCTGGGCCTGGAGAGCAAGGGCTCCTACGCCCTGGCCCGGGAGAAGCGCACGGTGTTTGAGACCGCGCTCATAGCCTGGCTCGATTCCATCGCGGACGCGATCAACGCCAAGGCGGTACGTCAGTTGTTTGAATTCAACGACTTCGGCATCGACAATCCGCCCAAGCTGGTGGCCCGCTTGCCGCGCGTGCCGGACCTCGACGAGGTGACGAAGTTGATCGACGCCTTGGCGAGGGCGGGCGCGGAGCTGTTCCCCGACGAGGACCTGGAAAACGCCTTGAGGGCCCAAGTCGGGCTCCCGGCGAAGAAGACGGAGGCGTGAGATGGCCCTCCGCTCTAGCCTCCTTTCCTCCGAGACGACCTCTTTAGGAGCGGAGGGCCTTTCCAAAGCGAGAGGCAGGAAGGTTTCGGTCGAGGAAGCCCGCGAAGCCTTCGTCGACGCCTTCGAGAAAATCCGGCACAAGGTCAAGAGCGAGGACATCAGGGAAGCTTTGGAAGAAGAGAAGCCGAACAAATTCATCAAGAAACTCGAGAAAGCGGGCATCGTGACCGCGGCCCTGCTCGGGGCTTGGAAGGTCTTCGATCCTCATTTCCTCTATCACGCCAACCGGGAGGTGGTCTACTGGGACTGGGACCGACGTTTGGTCCCCGGCGATTCTTGGGTCAGGGCTTGGCTAAAGAAGTACGGACTGAAAAGGGTCAAAGACTTATCGGCGGAGACGATCGAGGCCGTCAAGGTCGCCCTGGGCGAAGCGTTGGAGCGAGGCGAGAACCCGCTCGTGGCGGCCCGGCGCATCAGGTCGATGATCGGGCCGAACTTCCGCCAGATGGGAGCCATCGAGCGGTACTACTCCAGATTGTTGGATCAAGGAGTCGCTCAGAGGAAGGCGAGGGAACTGACGCAGAAACTGGCGGATAGGTACGTCAAGCAGCGGGCCGAGACGATCGCGAGGACGGAACTGATCGCGGCCGAGAACCACGGGCGGCTGGAAGCTTGGGATCGGGCGGTGGACGCGAAGTTAATCGGAAAGGAATCCGAGAAGGAATGGGTAACGGCGTTCGATGAAAGAACCTGTCTTCCCGGGTTTGTGATAGTCGAAACTCCCTCAGGACAGCGTCCTGTAGCGAGAGTGCGTCCGGGAGACTATGTGTTGACTCCCTTAGGTTTCCGGAAAGTTGTCGGAAAGAGTGCTCGATACAAAAAAGAACCTCTTATACGCATTCGAACGGCGTCTCGCGAGTTGGTTTGTACTCAAGACCATCTTGTTTTCACAAACAGAGGATGGTTAGAAGCCCGGCAGGTGAGCAAAGGAGACATGCTTTTCCAGAAGCTCCATGATGATGAGGGGAAGGGCGTTATCAAAAGTGTTGATGGTGCTTTCAGAGATTCTAATGACCTTCCAGCCGTGCTTTTCAAGAAATCGATCTTTGCGGGCGTCCCTCGCGGGATCTTTGTGCCAGTAGTCTCCGTCGACTTCGATCGCGATTTTGTGGCTCGGAATCGCGAAGTCAATCGAATACCGGCCGCACGAGGCCTCTTGGACGTAATTAAGTTTAAGTTTGGAAAGAGCTTGCCTGACTTTTCTTTCTATGGACGTTTCTCCTCGGAATTTTCGATAGCAGGAGAAGGAACAGAATTGGCGGGTTCCAAGTTCACTTGGGCAAACGCGGAAGCGTTTCCCGCACGTTTTGCACGTGGCGTAGTGAGGGGGGCGTCTGCATTCTTCCGAGCAATACTTTCGGTCTGGTCTGTTGGCTCGAAACACCTTTCCACAGCGGGCGCATTTCTTGTAAACGGTATTGGCAAGCCGGCATTCGCGACTGCAAACTGTGTACCGATCCGCTTCGGAAAGTCTGACCGTGAATTCCTTGCCGCATACCGGGCAGATCTTGGTAACTTTTGGAGTAGAACGAAGGTAGCATTCCCGAGAGCAAAACTTCTGCGAATCGCGACGGGGAAGAAATTCCTTGCCACAATAAGCGCAACGACGAGGCTTCCGTTTGCGTGTCGAAATATGGTAACAAGTCCGCGAACAGAATTTTTGCGTTGGGTAAGCGGGGCGGAAAGACTTCCCACACACGGGGCAAGTGCGAAGCGTTTCCATTTCCTGAGAAGCTTTGCTTGCACGACTGTTCTTGACCATTGCGCCATATTTTATCATAAGTGGGTCTGCACTCGCAAGGTTTTTGACTTGACGGTCGAAGGAGTCCATTGTTTCTATGCCAACGGGATTTTGGTCCACAATTGTGATATTTGCGCCCTCGAGGACGGCGTGCGGGTGAAGTTGGACGAGCCTTTTCCGGACGTTGGGGTCATGGCCCCGCCTGCTCATCCTCGCTGTAGGTGCAGCATGAACCTAATCCCTGCTCCCGCCCGATGAGGGACTTGACAACCGGGGTGCTCCGTCGTATAATTTAGTTGTCGGGCCGGAGGCCCTGCGTTACCTCGGCTCTTGAAGGCTACTCGCAGGGCCAAATTTCGCCCGGCACTTACGAAAGGAGGCAGAAGAATCATGTACGAACGGCACTATCAAACCAGACGGACTCCCCAGAAGGAGAAGATCCCAGGCACCACCCAGGTCCAAAATAACGCGGGGGGCTTTGCCTGGGCGGTTGACGATTGGGCTCGGCTGGACCGTTTCCTGGTTTTAGGATCCGAAGGCGGAACCTATTATGTCCGGGAGCGCGAGCTCACGATCCAGAACGCGGAGGCGGTCCACCGGTGCATTCTGGCAGATGGACCTCGCGTAGTGAACCGAATCGTCGAGATTTCCGATTCCGGTCGGGCACCTAAGAACGACCCCGCTCTCTTCGCTTTGGCGATGGCCGCGTCCCTGGGTTCTCCGGAGACGAAAGCTGTGGCCTTAGAAGCCTTGCCCAAGGTTGCCCGGACCGGAACTCATCTTTTCCATTTCCTCCGCTATGTTGAAGCTTTCCGCGGTTGGGGCCGCAGCCTTCGCCGCGCCATCCAGAACTGGTACCTCTCGAAAGACGTTTCCCAGCTCGCCTACCAAGTTGTCAAGTACCAAGCTCGCGACGGTTGGTCTCACAGGGACGCTCTTCGTCTTGCGCATCCGAAGCCCGATTCTTCCGAGCGGGATGCCCTGTTCCGCTGGATTGTCAAGGGGGAGCCCGTTCCCAAAGTCGAGTCTCTGGCCCTGGTCGACGCGTTCGAGCGGGCCAAGCGGGCTTCTACGGCGAAGGAGATCTGCTCTCTCATCGCCGACTACGGGTTGCCGCGGGAAGCGATTCCGACGAAATGGCTCAAGGAGCCCAAGGTGTGGGAAGCGCTTTTGCCCCAGATGCCGATGACCGCCTTGCTGCGAAATCTCGGGAACTTGTCCAAGTACGGCGTGCTGACTCCGCTTTCCGAGGCGAGCAAGTTCGTGGTCTCTCGCTTCTCTGATGAGGCAGCCATCTGCAAGGCTCGGTTGCATCCGCTTTCCATTTTGCTCGCGCTTGTCACTTATGCTTCCGGCGGAGGATACCGAGGAAGCGGGACTTGGGAGCCAGTCTCCGAAGTTGTCGACGCGTTGGACCGCGCTTTCTATCTGGCGTTCCAAAATGTAGAGCCGACCGGCAAGCGCCTCGTTTTGGCTTTGGACGTGTCTGGTTCGATGTGGGAGACTTATATCGCAGGGTCGCTCCTTACGGCGGGGCAAGGTGCCGCGGCCATGGCGCTCGTGACTGCCGCGACCGAGCCTCAGTGCGAGATCGTCGCCTTCTCGCACGAGATGGTGCCTCTTGCCATTTCCCCGAGGGAGCGCCTCGATGACGTTGTGAAGAAGCTGGACATGCCGTTCGGGGCGACCGACTGCGCCTTGCCCATGTTGTGGGCCTTGGAGAAAGGCGTGCAAGCGGATGCTTTCGTGATCTATACCGACTCCGAGACTTGGTATGGGAACGTGCATCCGGTCCAGGCATTACGGGAATATCGGCAAAAGACTGGGATCCCCGCGAAACTGATCGTGGTAGGGATGTGCTCCAACGGGTTCTCCATCGCGGATCCTGACGATCCGGGCATGTTGGACGTGGTTGGGTTTGACGCTGTGGTGCCAGCGGTCATAGCCGATTTCATCCGCGACGGGTAACTGGTGGGGCCTTCGGAGTCTGCGGTCAGGGCAAAAACATTTGCCGTCTTGACCACCTCGAGTAAACTCTTTTCGTGATTCCCGAGCGGGTTCGCGGACTGTACCTGGTCGCGCCGCACGGCACGCTGCTGGCGACGGGCGAGAAGCGGGCCGTGGTCAAGGCGCGCAAGTTCAGGATGGCGGGAGAGTGGCTCGCCATCTTGGAGGACCAGCGCCTTGTCGGCGTTGCGAAGTTCAAAGCACCGAAGCCTTTAACGGTCGAACAGTTCCGCAAAGCGTACGATCTCCATCGCATTTCCGAGGCAGAGAGACTGGCCTGGTGGATGG